GTCCGGCCTGCTGGCGATAGCGCCGCAAGAGATTTGGGGGATCGTCGGCTTCGCCACCGGCTTCGCCCGCCTGGCCGCGCTCTACGTCAACGGCAAGCACACCCGAACGCCGATGGTCAGGCTTGTCGCCAGCTTCTTCAGCGCATTCGTTTGGACGCAAGTTGTCCTTGGCATGGCAAATTCCGGCGTGCCTAATACCGGATTAGTGGTCTATACGGGACTTGTTCTAGCTGATATTTATTCAGCATTTAGGGCGAGTGCCGACGTTACATTCGTCGCTCGACAGCAACAGGATAAGACGGAGTCGGGTAGCAATGTCACAAGTATTGGCAAACGTGCCTGATGTCACCACTTTTGCCGCTAACGTCGTCGTCTTCCTGGCCGCCATAGCGGCAGCAGTTGCGGGGGCGATGTCGGCAGTAAAGAAGATCAAGGAAAGCTGGATAGAAACGCTGAAGTCCACAGATAAAACCGGGTCCTCCCACACCGTTGCTTCCGCCTCAATCATCGAGACGACAACGCTCTTAATGTGGTCCGAGTCGAACCGAGATGTCTGTGAATGTATGCAAGCACTGAAAGTAGAGATCACCGCCCTTCGTCATGAGCTTGAGATACAGAGGGCGATTGGGGGCAGATAAGATGACCGACACACCGACACCGCAAGTCCTGGCTGACATGCAAGACCCGCTGCCCGAGTCCAACTGGCTTTGGCGGCGGGTTTTGACGTTTCTGGCTATCCTCATCATCTTCGGCCTCATGGCCTGGCTTGCCTACGCGACTGACAAGATCGTCGGTGGCGTCGTGGCGCGGATCGACGGGATGAGCGCGCAGGCCGTGGCCAGTATCACCATCCGCGCGCTCGGGGTTATCGAGCGCATGTTCGGCTGGATGTATTGGTCCCTGCTGGTGGTCGTGACCTACTACATGGTCGCGCCGTCCGCCGAGCAGATTGCCAAGATGATCGGTGCCGTCTCGCTGCTGAAAGGCGGCGTCGGCACGGCCACGCGCACCGTGGTCGATGAGAAGAAGGGGACGACGGAAGTTGCTTCCACGACGGGCATCCCGCCCACGCCACAGGTGCCGCCTGCCGCAACGGCAGCGCCGGAGCCCCCGGTGCCACCCAAGAAAGAGACGGAGATTCTGGAATGAGCGAGTGGTCTGACGCACAGCGCCGCATGGTGGCGCTCGGCTATTACAGCGGACGGATCGACAACGATCCCGGCGAAGGCACCCTGGCGGGCGTGCTGAAGCTCCTGGACCTGGTTGAGAAGGCGCAAGGCATCGTGCCTGCCCCGGTGATCCCGGTTGCCCCCGCCGTCGCTGGCAACTACCCGCTGCCGAAGGGCTTCGATTCCAAGTATGCCTGGCTCGGCAAGATCGGCACGCTGCCGCGCATCCTTCAGGAATTCATCGACATCTACGGTGTCGTCGAGACGCCGGGCTCGGGCAACAACCCGACGATCATGGCCTGGGCCAAGGAGACGGGCCTGGAAAAGACCTACACGGCAGACAGCATCGCATGGTGCGGCCTGGCGATGGCCGTGGTCACGAAGCGCGCCGGTTACACGGTGCCCGCCGGTCCCCTGTGGGCGCTCAACTGGCTCAACTTCGGGGTCAAGGCTGAAGTCCCCTCGCTCGGCGACGTGCTGTGCTTCGTGCGCGACGGCGGCGGGCATGTCGGGCTCTACGTCGGCGAGGACTCCGGCTACTATCATGTGCTCGGAGGCAACACTTCCGACAAGGTAACAATCGCACGGCTCGCGAAGAGCCGACTGAAGGGTGCCCGCCGTCCGGCCTACAAGAATCCTCTTGCAAGCTGGAAGCCCTATCAGGTGACAACTGGCGGGGCCGTCTCAACCAACGAAGCATAGGAGATCACATGAGCTTGCTTGATAAACTCAATCCCTACGGCATGGCTGTGAAGCTCGCCGGGATCGGGATCGCCGTCGTGGCGGTCGTGGTCCTGGCGATGTCATGGATGGGCCGTGGGCAGGAGATCGCCCGGTTGAACGACTGGCAGAACCAGGTCGTGCTCGCGACCACCGACGCCACCGTGGAGGCCGACGCGAAGGGCATCCGTAAGCCCCTGAAGCCGGAACAGGTAGTCGGAGCCATCAACGGACTGAATCGCGGCCTGGTGAGCGCCAGGGGTGCCCTCCTGCTGATCTCTTCGCAGGCTGTGGAGGCCAAGCAGCGCGCCGACAACGCCGACAAGGCCCTGGCCAATGCCACGGTCGTCTTCGAGCAGCGGTATGCGTCGGCCGAGAAGCGGATCGGCGCGCTCGACAAGAAGACGCCAGGCAAGACCGTGGCCGAGCAATGCGCCGCGATCCAGGGTGACAGCAAGGCCGCATGGGAGGGATGGAAATGAAGACGATCCTGGTGATGTTGGGGGCGCTCGCCCTCGCCGGTTGTGGTGCCACCGCTGCGACCGAAGTGCGCGTCGAGACGGTCAAGGTGCCGGTGCCCGCGCCTTGTCCGGCAAGACCGGCATATGAGAAGCTGAAGAAGGGGCGGCCGGTGCCGCTTCGCAATCAACCGATGCCGGGCACGGCGGAGGAACGGGTTGCTCGCCAGGCCGCACAGCTTGGGCGCTTCGAGGCGGAAGGCGGATGGGCTGACCAGGTGGAAGCGGCGCTGGATCGCTGTCAGTTGGAGGGGCTTGCCCCTGGATCGTGATTGGGTTAATACCCGATTCGCGCTTCCGCGCTGTCTCGGATCGGTCCTCCGGGGTGATAGGAGCCCGCCAGCCCTCGCAAGAAGCTGGCGGGCTCTTCTCGTTTCACAGACCGTTGAGCCGCTGGAAGCCGGGGTCCAGGCGATCCAGGCGATCCTTGCCGCCCTGGACGGGCGACGCGGCCTTGGCCCGCGAGATCACGTCATGGGTCTTGGCGATCTCTTCGACCCGTCGCAGGGTAGTGTCGTTCTCGCGCTTCATTCTGTCCTCCTTAATCCGCAAGGGGGTGGGCCGTCTGCTATATCCCACCGCCGCTCGCATGTCGAGCAGAAGACTTGCTCCTGCTGCCGGTAGGTCCGGCAGGATTCAATCGTCGTCGGTCGGCGCTTCGGCGAACCGCTCTTTGTATGCTTGCGCCGCGCTGTTCGCATTGTTTGTCGCCTTCTGAAGATTGCTTCCCGCTGCGATGGTCGCAGCGAACACCAGTTGCCAGAACATCTTGATCTCACGGTCGTCCATAGTCACTCTCCTTGCTGCAAAAGAAAACCCCCGCCTCCACGGTGCGACCCGAAGGAGAGGCGGGGGTTAGACGGGGTAGCGTATTCCCCTGTTCCCTGCTGGCGAGAGCAGGGACAGCACTCCCCGCCTAGCTCTTAGATTTCGTCGGCGTCGTCATCGACACCCTCGCCGTTTTTCACGGCCGGAGGGATGATCGCGATCTCGTCGTCCTCGCCATCGGAAGCAACTTCCGCGCCGTCGATGCCGAGATCATCGTCATCTTCCGCCGTCAGGTTGTCGTCGTCTTCCTCGACCGGCGGCTTCTCGGCCTTCGGCTTGGCGCTGCCCTTCTTTTTGGCCGGGGCCTTCTCGGGCTTGTCGGCAGCGGGCTCGGCCGCCTTCTTCGCCGGAGCCTTCTTCGCAGCGGCCTTCTTGGCAGCAGGCTTCGCCTTCGGCTTGGCGGCGGGCTTCTCGGGAGCCGGGACTTCGATCACCAGGTTGATGGTGCCATCGACCAGGGCTTCCTTGATCGCGTCCTCGTCCTCCGGCGTGGAGGCAGGGATCGCCTTGCGGACCAGGGCGGCGACCGCCTTGACGATCTCCTTCATGTCGGTGCCGGTCGCGATGCTGACGGTGGACTTCACCTTCTGCATCTTGGGGCCGAGCGCCTTCTTCGTGACCTTGGAGCCGCCCGACTTGGCCACGGCAGCGGTGATCTTCTCGACCGCCTTTTCCGGGTCCTTCCGAAGCTCCTGGATCGCGAGCGTCGAAGACACCTGGCCTTCGAGCACGGCAGTCCGCACTTCCTTCGGGCCGTTGACGAGCAGCAGCACGTCGTCGAGATAGCGCGGGGTCACGGCCAGGCGGCTCGCGATCTCCGCCTTGTCCGCGCCTTCATCCTTCATGAGACGCTTGACGACGACGCCAAGCTCGAAGGGCGTCAGCGGGCGGCCGGTGTTGCTGGTGTGCAGCGCCACGGTCAGGTCGGTCAGCGATTTATCGGCCGGATGCACCAGGACCGGGAGGGTCTGGATCACCGCGTCGGTGTCGTCGGCGTTCAGCTTCTCGACCGCATCGAGTCGGGTGTGGCCGTCCGTCACATAGATGACGTTCTTATCGCCTTCCTTGGCGACGTAACCGGCGAGCGGCTTGGTCTGGTCGAAGCCATTGGTGCGGATCGAATCGGCGATCATGTCGCGGTGTGCGATATAGTCGGCCGACTGGACGCGGACGTTGAAGCCGGGGATCGTCTTGATCGACGCAACCGGCACGCGGTAGAGCTTGGTGCTCTTCGCTTCGGCGGCCTTCATCGCAGGCTCGACCGAACCAGCGGTGAGCTTGATGTCAACCTTCGACGACGGGATCGCCATCGCAGTCTTCTTCGGGGTCTTAGCCATGTCGAATTTCCTTTTCACGGTTTCGCGGATTGATGGGTCAGAAAACTTCATCGCGATAGGTTTGTTCCAGCATCAACATCTCTTCGCGGTCTTCAGGCTTCATCTTCATTTCAGCCATCATGCGACGAGACATCTTGCCGTCATAACCGGACGCCTTCAACTCGGTGAAGATGTCCTTGATGTCATCTGCGATGCCCTTCTTCTCTTCCTCTAGGCGCAGCGCGCGTTCAAGGTGCATCCGAAGAACGCTGTTCGCGCCCTCGCGGGTGGTCTGGAATTGGGGATCGTCATCGACATCCAACTCGCGTTTCGGTTTCTTAGCCATTGGTCCTGTCACCTTTCCTCGCTTGTGACGAATCAGGCTATGATCCCAATCGCCACGGTTGTCAACACCGCCGAAGTAACTTCCGCGCTCCTAGACCGGATTGCAGGCCGGGCAAGCACCCTGCATGTCCGAATTGGGACACTCCGCCCGGCCGCACATCCGATTCTCGACGTGCGCCGTGGGATCGACCGACTTGAACACCAAGTCCTGTGCCTCCTGCTTCTCCATCGGACCCTGCCGCCCGCCGCCATCCCGGTAGAAGAAATAGGGCTTGGCGGGGGACTGTTCGACCTGGGGCAGCGCATCGGTGGTGTCCTCGTCCTGTGCCATGAGCGACTCGAACGCTTCCGGCGAGATAAAAGGCTCATCGACGATGTGATGGGTCTGCATCTTGTCGCCACGCGGGATTAGCTTGACCGTGGTAATCAAACCGTCACGGTTAGTCTGAAGCTCATAATCGCGGTGCATAGCGTCCATGTCGGCAGGCGAGAACGACACATTCGACCGGCCGCCACCTTCGTCTTCGATGAGCTTGGCGAGGACCGTGCCCGCAACCATGTGGATAAGCGTCTCGGTTGTCGCGACGTTCCCCTTCTCGATCTCGGCAATCATGTCGAAGACGTGTGTGCCGTGGATCGGCTCGCCGAGCAGCCCGGCGATCACTTCGACGGCGCAGTCGTGCATCGCCTTCGTGATGGGGTCCGTCCGCAAATGCTCTTCGACGGCCTGGTTGCCCATGCCATAGCGCGCAAACAAACGAGCCTGCGCTTCTTCGTGCGGCGTTTTCGTCATCTTCTTTCTCCTTATGAGGCATGGCCCCTGTTCTTAGTTGAGCAGCAGGCTCGGCAGGCTGTTGAAGGTGGCGCTGCCCTGGATCGGGTGCCACGCGAAGACGTGCCAGGCGGTGAGAAGCCCCTGGTCGGAGCCCTGGATCGCCACCTTGCCCTTCTTGCCGAAGCTGCCGACATGGACGGGCTGCTTGAAGCCTTCCGCGACCTGAAGGGTGAAGGGGCCGCCGGTCGGCAGCGTTGCCAGATTCATCACGCCCTGTTCGTCGGGGTGGTGTTTCACCCAGGCGAAGGCCGTCATGCCCGAGAAGCCGACGAAGAGCACGTCGCCGAGCGGGCATCCGACGACATCCTCCGGCAACAGGGTGATCTTCGAGATGATGAAAGGCGCAGTCTCCATGACGGCCTTGGGCAGTTGGGTGTCGTTCATTTCGGGTCCTCCTTGGGGTCAAGCAAATCGGCAAGCTGGGTGAGGCTGGTAATGGCCTCCCGGCGCTTCCGCGAATCGGGGGAATTGAGTTGGGCTACGCAGGCGCGCAGCATAAGGGCGGTCGTGACCTTCTGCTTCCGCTGAAGCTCTACCAGGTCATGATAGCCCTTGGCAACCGCCTCTAGCGTCTCGCGGTCGGTCATCACACCCGGAAGCCCGTGGGCAGGGCGATCCGCATGAAGACGCGCGGCGTGGGCTCGCTCATCCGCAACGACTCGTGAACGCAGTCAGGGGAGAGCAGATAGCCGACATTGGCCGGAACCAGTGCGCCCTCGTCGAGATCAAGGTGGGAGAGATCGCCGTCTTCGGCTGGAACGGCGTCGAAGGTGCCCTCCCAGGCCCGGCACGCGGCGAAGTCGGACGCAACGATGACCGGCATACGGGCGAAAGGCACATTGTTACAGAAGTGGTTCCATCCACCGCCACCCCAGCGATTCATCTCCGGCATGAAGCAGCCGTCAACGTGCGGGCCGGGCTTACGCTGGCTCATGCCGGGGAGGACGATCTTCTCGTCCACGGTCAGATAGGCGGTGCCGGTCGTCGCGCCTGCCGCCTCGCACAGCGCCGTCACCGGGGCCAGGTAATCATCGAAGCCCACCGGCACGCTCGGATCGGCCAGGTTGAATTCGTGCATGTAGTGCTGGCGGCCCTGCCAGGCGGGCAGCGTTACCGGGACGAGCGGGCGAAAGAAGCTGTTGAGCATTGGACGGTCCTCCAAAAGAAAAGGCACCGGAAGTAACTTCCGATGCCTTCCCTATGCACGACGGTTAGCGGGGTGTCAAGTGCGCTTCCCGTCTTCCTTCATCCGGTTCTCGATCTTGTGATCCGCCCGGTTCGCGTTGAATTCGAGCTTCGCGACAACCATCTCGCCGACATCGGTGGCCGGGATGAAGTCGCCAGTCTCGGGATCGCCCACGGCGGCGTCGGTCTTGCGAATCGCCTCATAGCGGCGGGCGATCTCGCAAACTTCCTGGAACATCTGATCGCCGGGGTTGCTGACATCGGGATCGTGAGACACCAGCGAACCGGCGAGCATCGCGCCCGCGAAGTCGGCGAGGCGAATCTGAAGATCGCCAAGCTCGACACCCAGGCCGGGATATTGCGGGAGCTTGTCGTCCTGCGATCCTTCGACGTAGGCGCGGTAGGCTTCTTCGATCTCGGTGACGAAGAGCATGAACAATTCGCCGACGCTCCGCTTCTTCGCGATCCCGGTTGCCAGGTCGGTCCACCAGCCCGCCTTGACGTTGCGCGCATGGCAATCCGCATAGAATTCGCGGAGGGCATACGCGACGTTGACCTGGCGCTCTTCGAGATGCTGTTCAAGCTCCCCGGCGATGGCCTGAAGCACGAAGAAGACGTGCTCGTCGCCCTCCTTCTTCGCCTTGTCGGCCTTGGACATCACCCAGGCGACGATTTCCGAGCGTGAGGGCGCTACGGACAGCGCCGGGGTGCCATCGGAGCTTCGAGCCTTGGAAACGCTCTCCTGGGGCTCCCTGGCGGCGTTTTCGAGCACATCGGCAGGGATACCACCCCCCGAGATGCCAGCCGCGTGCGGGAAATGGGCCGAAACGGGCACACCGGCCGCCAATTGGACCGGCCGCCGCTGTGTCGTCGCGCCGATGGCGTTGAAGCACATATCGGCGAGGCGGACATTGACTTCGGCCTTCAGCGCCGACGCCGGGGTGCCCTTCTCATTGTGCTGGAACGCATAGAAAAGGAATTGCTGCCCGGCGATCTCGATCACTTCCGCCATCTCGGATGTGGCGAACGGCGCAGTAAGCTCGACGCGCTTGGCAATGTGGAAGGTGTCGAAGTCTTGATATTTGTCGAAGATCGGAACGACGCGACTTTCCGGCGAGAGATCGCCTTCTTCGTCCATCATCGTCAGCCCGGCTTCGATCAGCCGCTTGGCGATCTTCTTGCCGTCAATCCCCCGGCCGTAGCTGGCGGAGATCAATTCCTGGATGTCATCTTGGAGCTTGCCCATTGGTCGGTCCTCAATTTGCGTTGTGAAGGTTGCGAGGCGAGACGGCAGCGTCGGAACCGCCGTCCATTTTCATGTTCTGGTGGATACCGTTCGCCTCGCAGAAGGTATCCCAATCATAGGCGTCCACCCATCCCGACTCGTGATGGAAGCCCCAGCGCCGGAGCACCGGCCCTGTGATGAAGATCGTGGTGGCGGGGACTTCGACCTTCTGGTCGGTGGCCGCGCTGATCTCGACCTGGCGGTTCATGAGCGCATGAAGTGGTGCTTCCATGAGTGGCATCCGCTTCAATTCGAGCCGGTGCGCCTTGCTGCCGGTCCACCGGAAGGTCATGCTGCCGGGTCCCTTCCAGACCTTGCGGTGAATGCCGCCTGCCTGGATTGTGTGCTCGAAGTAGCCGCCGTCGAGCACGATGCTGAAGGAGAACCAAGGATGGTCATGCAGCGCCCGGTCATCGTCGCTTCGCAGCACCACATGGTAGTAGATGTTGAAGGCCCAATTGCGGGCGATCCTCCACCAGCGGTGCATGTAGGCCGGGACATCGGTGTTCGGCGGGATGCGGAAGTCCATTGTGTGCGTCGCCCGATAATACTCATGCTCGCGAAGTAACTTCGCGACGATCCGGGGCGGCAGGGTCCGGCCGTCGAGCAGCCAGAACAGCAGCATGAGCGGCAGCAGATTGAACAGCACGAAGTAGGCGCGGAACCACTCCCACTTGCTGTAGGTGCGGGTGTCGTTGCGCTTCATTGCGAGGCGAGGAACGCTGGTCATCTCAACAGTCTCCCATGATGATCGTCAGCACTTGGCGCTGCGCCGTGGATTCGGCCATGCCGCGAGCGACGCGATGTGCGATGGCTTCATCCCATGTCACGTTGCCGCCCAAGTTGCGATAATTTTCGGCACTCCCGAGCAAGTCGAGTTGCACCAGGATAATCCACATACGGCGCACCGGGCCATATTGCGGATGGTTAGGGTTGTCGAAGATTCTCATCCGTCGATTTCCTCGTCGAGCCAGGACGGCGTTGCGATCCCCGCGAAGCCCACCGCCTTAGCGGTTTCGGGTAGGTTCTGCACGAAGATATTACGGCACTGATAGCCGAGCCAGCGGTGTTCCCGCTGCACGCCCTGCTTGGTGCGTTCTTCGATATAGTGAATCCAGGTGCGAATGCTGAAGTGCAGATACATCCGCGTCGGCACCAGACCTTCGGGCAGAATGCCGCGCACCTGTTCCTTGGCCACGCCCTTGTCGAGCCAGTAGCGATAGTCGGCGTCGTCGCGCTGCGCCTTCTCGCGGATGTAGATGTTCCATTCGCGGGCGATGGCGTGCTCTTCCGGCGTCTCGGGCAGGCGCGATAGCTGACGATTCTTCGGGTGCTGGAACCGGCATTCAAGCTGATCGTGCAGCGCCCCATAGACGGCATAGCGGCCGGAGAATTCCTGATAGCCGATGGCGGACAGATGCCGGAGTATCTGGCGACCGATTGGCCGGGTGGTGTCGATGTCGATGCACATGGAAGCCATCTGGAACGGCGACCAATGGTTGTTGGCTATGAGATAGCGAATCAGGCGCGGTGCCGTCTCTTCGTTCTTCTCATTGGCCGGGTTGCTGACGCGCGCGATCTCGGCGATCAGCTTGTCCGCGTCCGGCGTCATGTGCTTCAGCGTCGCGGTGTGTAGGTCAAGGCTCATCTTCGGGGTCCTCCGGTTCGGTGTTGTCGGCGATTCGTTCCAAGGCATATGCGATCCTCGCCAGGTTGACCGCCATGCCGCCAAGGAGCCGGGCTCCCAAGATAGCGGCGGAAGCGGCGGCGCTGTGCCGGGCTTCCTCGTCGCGCGGATCGCCAGCTATCGCACCGTCGAGATCGACGATGATGCCTTTAGCCAGGCTCCGCGCTTCCTTTGTCTTCATACGCCCTCCTGTGGTCCGCGAGCCGTGCCTGGGTGGCAAAATGGCATCCGCACCCAGGACAGCGGATCGGGTAGGCTTTCGATGCCGACAAGCGATCTATCGCCCGCCGGTTAGGCGGCTTACACCCCACCGAACGCTCGGATGAAAGGAACCGTGGGCAGCATGAAGCTGGTGATCGGCCGGATGATGCACTGGCGCTCCTTCAACACCAGGCCCGCATGGCTGGACGGCAGACCTTCCTCCCGCGAGATCGTGACGTGATACATCCGCTCCTTGCGCGGCTGGTAGAGCGCCCCGTCCACGGTCACGGCGAGGATTTGATACCCCTCCCAATCGAGCACGCCATAGGCCCGAATGCTGGCAGGCAGCGGCGGCTCCTGTTCGACGCGGCACAGGTCTTGCGTGACGTGATCGCAGCGGAGGACGGGGTAGGTCGCGGGCAGGCGATCCAGCACCATCTCCTTGGCTTGTTCGGTCAAGCCCCATCCGGTGTAGAACATCATCGCTTGATCCTCTTCGCAGTCTGTTGCTCGACATAGGCTTTTACCATTGCCGTGATCGCGTCGTTCATGTTCATGCCCGAGACGATCCACAGACCCAGGCCGCCAGTGTGGAGCCAGTTGTAGATTACCGTGGTGTGCTCGATCACGTCCATCGACGACTCGGGCTCGCGCAGCGATTCCTCTAGCATCGTCTTCAGCGGCGGGCGGACTTCGGCCTTCAGCGTCGGCGTGCTGGCGACGGCGGCTTGTCCTGCCATCGGCCCACCGATGCAGACCCCGGCATACTGCTTGCTCACTGGCCTTCCTCCCCTTCGTTGTAGGGACGCTTCGGCTGGTCCGGCGTCTTCAGGAATTGCTCGGCCAGGTAGTCGAGCAGATGCTTGGCGTAGGCGGTGTGCATGGGGTGATCCGCGATCTTGCGGGCCATGAAGCCGTTGCCATTCATCTCGGTCCAGGTGAATTCCGTATCCCGGCGCGCGACCGCATCGTTATAGGCTTCCTGAAGCGACTGCGCCTTCTCGCGCGTCCAGTTGATGACAGTGCCGCTCATGGTTCAAGACCCCTTCCATATTCGGTGAAGCAGCCAGGGCTTTCGAGGAAGCCAATGGCCTGGTGCAGCAGGGAGACGTGGCCGGTGATCGTGTAGCTGACCAGGTGTGTCAGGAACAGCGCCCGCTCGTCGGACAGCTTGCCCGCCTTGCGTGCCGCGTCGATCCGGCGATCCGCATAGCCGCGATACCATTGTGCGTCGCTCGGCGTCGCGAAGCCAAACCGGGCGCGGCCGGGGCCGATGGCCACGGTGTCGTCATACAGCGCAAGCTCACGCTTCAGATACCAGGCCGCCTTGCCGCACTCCTGCACTTCCGCGTCCTTCTCGCCGAGCCGCCAGCCATACTTGGCCGCGATGCCGACGTTGGTGGGCATGTGTTCGATGATCTCGGCGCAGGCGGTGCCGTCATAGTAGGCGGGGTTGATCGGATCGTCGCCAACATTGGGGACGCGGGTATCCGGCATCGCCGGTTCGCCGAAACCATCCAGGTCGCGACTGGCCGGGTCCACATCGTCGATGAAGACGGACAAGGCGGCGTTGGTGATGATCGGCTGCATCTCCGGCGAGTCCATCACCGACTTGGCGAAGTCCTTATAGGGCTCGCGGAAGCCAAGGCGGTGCTCTTCGCGGAAGCCGTCGATCAACTGCTTGATCCGCACGATGGGGATGCCGCTCATGAGGAAGTGCAACTGGCTGGCGAGCGTCTTGTGCGTCACCTGGCGGGTCTTCTTGCTCATGAACCGCTTCTTGAATTCGCGAAGCGTCGGCTCGATAGCGTGGCCGGAGTCCTTCGAGTTGAGCGCCCGCGTGATGACCATCTCGGCGGCCTTCAGGCGGTGCTCTTCGGGAATCTCTTCGTCGCTGCCATGCCGCATCCAGCCCGGCGTCTTGTCCTCGCTCGGGGTGTAGGGCGCACCCAGGGCAGGATGCTTGCTGACCTTCCGCTCGGGCTCATAGCGCAGATGTCCCTCCGGCGTAGCGATCAGGGCGAAGCCGATGGACCGGAAGTGCTCGTCGATCTCTTCCATCGTCAGCGGCTTCTTCGGCCCTTCGACCGTGTAGCTGCGCTCGGGGATCGTCATCGACATGATGCGGTCGCGCTGGAAGATCAGCGTCGGGTCAAGCGTGATCCCGTCGATTATCTGGACCATGTGCCAGCCTTCCTTCTGCTGCATCGCATCCAGATAGGTGTGCAGATGGGCGAGCGACGGCCGGAAGCCCTTGCCGATGGCCCATGTGCCAGCGACGCGGAATTCGGTGAAGGCGCGGATCGGCGACTCGTGAGTGAAGCGATCCGGCTCGGCGGCGGCAATCAAGGATTCGTCAGGCACGCGGGTCCTCCTGGGAAATAGGGTGGTAGGGCGAAAGTCCAAGGAGCTTTTCGACATGAATTATGTCGTGCTCGGTGGCAATGTGATTGAAGAAGTGCCGGAGATCGACGGCACGCATGACCTTGCGGGTGAAGGTGATGACTTCGTGGCGCTGGTGCCGCTTGTTCGGGTCCACCATTGCGACGGTGATCCGCGCACGGCGTTCGCGGCCCCACTTGGGCTCGGGCTTTTCCTGTTCACGCTCGGCGCGCTTAGCGGCGAGGGCTTCATGCACATTCATGTCGGATGGTCCTCCGGGGTAAGCTCGTCAGATGTCAACCGCGTCTTCGTCCTCGAAGCGGGTGACGGCCACAGTCGCAAGATGTGCGGCCTTGTCATCGGTCAGGCAGATGCCGCTTTCGACGCGGAAGTTACTTCCGGTTTCGGTGCGGACCTTGCTCACGGCCTGATTGCAGACGTTGCGGAGCTTGGCCAGGACACCGGCCAGGTCGCGGGCCTCCTTGCCGCCTACCGGCACCCGCTTGGTCTTGCTGGTGCTCTCCCCGATGGCGAGGGCCTTGACCTGTGCCGGGAAGCTCAAAGCGGATTCAGATTTCGTCGCCATAGCGCCCTCTTGTTTGATTGGTTGGAGCCCCGCTTCTACGGCTAAGCGTGATGGTTGTCAACAGGTCCTATGCGTCAGGCTTTGCGCTGGAAAATTCTGGTTAATCGGCGAGGGAGGGGGTGCCCTCTTTGATTCGCATGGAGGACACACAGGAATTTCGGCTCGTCTATTTTTGCTCCCATAAACCGGGGGTAGGGGGGTCTTTCGGTTTGGCCTGGTCGGCGGCGATCTCGCTCCGGCATTGCGGATCGTTGGTGCTCCGGCAGATCGTGGAAAAGTTTCTCGCGCGTGCGCGTGCGCGCATGTGCGTGCGCCCGCGCATGACGCGAGCGCGCGAGTCCTTATGGGGGCGGATGCGAGCTAGGGCGGCCGGACGGCGCGGCGATCTAGGGAACGCTTGCTAAGCGTGGCGGTTATCGCTAGAGAGGGGGCAGGGCCGAGTCGCAAAGCGTCCGGCCTTCCACAAATGGAGTCGAGCAAATGGCAAAAGTTTTCGCTAATGACATGGTGGCGCACGTTTGGGCGCAAATGCGGCAGGACGAAGGAAAGAGCGGCAACGGCAATTTCTATTTCACTGGCGCGCGCCTCTATTCCTATGGAAGTCACTTCCTGGCCGGTTATATCGACTCGGCTGGCGTCGCCTTCCTGAATTCCGATAGCTACTCTATCAGCACGTCCCGCCATCAATCCTACGCGGCGCGCGCCGTATCGCATCGCGATCATTTCTATATCAGCGACCTAACCGCCTTCCGCGATGTCCTGGAATTCGCCGACTGGCGCGACGCGGGCAAGGACTCGCGCAATCCTGAATATGCGAAGCGCCGCAAGGCCGCCGCGCGGAAGCTCTTGCTTGAACGCGCCAGCGCCTTGACCGGCCGCCGGAACGCCTATCGCTGGAATGCAACGGAAGGCGACGCGGAAGAGGCAGGGGCATATCTGGCGCGGCGCGTCGGACTTCCCGCCGCGTCATGGGCGGCGATCAAGCGCGAGCGCGAGCGACTGGACGCGGCGAAGGCAAAAGCGGACAAGCGCAAGGCGGACAAGGCGGCGCACGCTTTGGCGGTTCGCTATGCGACCATGAGCGACTCCGAATGGCGCGACCATATGCGGAAGGACTCCAGCAAATATGAGTCGTTCTATGATCGCGAAGCGAAGGCGCTTTATCATGCGGCGCGACTCGCCAAGGCGGAAGGCTTTAGCGCCAAGCGTCAAGCGGCGATCAAGTCGCGCCGTGCGGACGCATTGCGGCGCAAGGCCGGTTATCATGGCGCGGAAAAGTCTTATCAGCGGTGGAATCCCGTCCGCTATCAGATTGCTATGGTCCGGTCATGCCAGCGCATTCTAAGCGGCATTGCGACCGATGGGGCGGGACCGCACGGCATTAGCGCCCGCACGGAAGCGACTCGCAAAGCGTCTAGCTCGCTGGCCTATCTGTCCAATGTGGCGGCCTTCCCGTCCGCCGCTCGCTTCCGCATGAGGGCAGAGTCGGCACGGCTGGACTCGCTCTTGCCCGCGCTGCAAAGCGAGCTTGACGCTTTCCGGCTTGTCGAGCGGGAACGCGAGCAACGCGAATATGAGGAACGCCAGCGCCTTAACCGGCTGGCGCAAGAGGAACGAGTCGCGGCATGGCTGGACGGGGCGGACGTGCGAGTCACGTTTGACGCGGAAAGCGGCGGCGCGGCGCTTCGCATTCGCGGCGATATGCTGGAAACTTCGCACGGCGCAAGCGTGCCCCTCGCTCATGCCGTCAAGGCTTTCCGCTTCGTCAAGCTCATGCGGACAAAACACTATGACGCGGCAAGCCATAGCATTGTGAAAGTATGGGAACGCAACGGAAAGACTATCCGAGTCGGCCATTTCCAGATTGATCGCATCTTTTCGGATGGCGGATTTGTGGCCGGATGTCACAATTTCACATGGCCGGAAATTGAGCGCGCGGCGGCCTTGGCTGGCGTCCTGGACGCGGAAGCGGACGACTCGGCCGTTGTGTCGAGCGCGGCGGCCTAAGCGAACGGAAAGGAGCTAGAGACATGGCAAATCCAATTCACAAGGGCGACCGAGTCAAGATTGCCCCGCATTCCGATATTTTTATGATGGGCGAACGCTTCGCGGAAGTAACTTCCATCGGCCGCAAATGGATTCACGCCAAGGGCGAAAGGAGCGGCCGGACGTTCAAGTTTTACAAGGGGGGCGACTCCCTGGAAACTTGCGCGCCCCCTGTCACGCTTAACGAAGAAAGGCGCTTATTCGTTATCCGTTGCGGCGAAGGCTTTACTTGCCTTGGCTTTGACATTTGCCACGAAAGGGCGACTCGTTATGGCGCTTGGCTTTTAGAGCGTGCGCCGTCCGACTATTGGGCGATTTGCCCTCATGGCGTGGAAGCGCCGGGCACGCTCGCGAGCTATGAGCAATATCAGGCGATAACGTCCGCTATTCATGCGCGGCACAACGCGACTCGCGAGCGTTGCGAAGTCGATCTAGTGCCGCAACTGATCGGACTAGAGGGGCGCACGGTGGAAGTTGTCGACTCCTATGGCGAGCGGCGGCGCTTCCGCGTTGGCAAGTCAACCGGATGGATTCCCGTCCATTTGGAGCTAGAGCCAAGGGCGAACGGGGGAAGCCCTGCCTATGGTGCCCCCTATCAGTCAGTGAGGGCGATCTAATGGCGCTTATCCCTGTCACTGGAACCGCGCCCGCGCATTGGGCTTGCTACCTAGTCAACGGCGATGGAAGCGAGCTAGAGCCGGACGAAGCGGACAACGCGGAAGCCTTCGCCGATTGGCTTCTAGGCCGCCCCTGGCGCGGCGACTCCATATCGTGCGGCGACTCGGAATTCTTCGCCTGGACGCATGACGCGACTCGGTTTGGCGTAGGGGGCGCAACTTGCGTTGAATATGTCGGACTCGTGGAAGGGGGCACGGCATGAGCACGCCCCTAGCGGACGCTCGCGAAGCCGCACGGCTTGCACGCGAGGAAGCGGCGGCCATGCGGAAGCGAAGCTATAAGCGCGCCCGGCTTGGCTTCAAATTGCTTGTGTCGCCTATCGTTCTAGGCGTGGCCTATGTCATCTATCAGTGCGGCTATGCCGTCGGATTGATGGACGGACTCGCCCGCATCTCGCATTGATCTAGCCGGGCGCGTTTCGACTCCGCGCTTGGCATAACTAGGGGCGGCCGGAAGTTACTTCCGCGCCGCTCTATTTTTACGTCCTGTTAAGGCTTATCCGCCATAAGGGGCGCACGAAAGGAGTCGTTTCTATGGCTTATGTTTTGGCTTTGGTTTCCATCCTGGCGCTTGGCTTTGCCGCTTGCGTCGCTTTGGAGCTTATGCGGGACCGCGCGGAAGCTCGCGACCGTATCGCCCGCGCCGTCCGCCCCGTTCATGGCCGCTCGTTTCGCGCCGCGCCCGAACGCTTCGTTAACCGCCCTGGCGAGGATTGATCGCATGTTTTACGCCCCTATCCGCCCTGCCCTGCCCCTCTTGCATTGCAGCTATTCGGAAGCGTCCTATTTTGAGGGATACGCATTCCAGCATATCGCGGCCTATGAGGAAGCCAAGCGGCTGGCGCGTATCCGCACGCAAGCCATAAAGGCGCTTGATCGCCGCACGCATCGGCGCTAAGCGTTACGCATAGCAATCAAGGAGTCGGTTTCATGTTCAAGTTTCTTGTGGCGACTAACGGCGACCGCGCCGCGCTTTGCGAGGGCGGAGTCTATTCGGACGACTCGGCCATGCTGGCGCGCGTGCCCGACTATGACGGAAACAACTTCCACGCGGGCGAAGTCGAGCGGGACCGCTTGAACGCTGGCAATCTGACTCGCGGCTGGACCTATGAGCTTCGCGATTCGATGGATGGCGTCGGCGCGGAAGATACGGAAGTTTTATCGTCCCTGGCGGAATGGCAACTTGCCGCGATTGTCGCGAGCGAGGGCGTGCGCCTCACTGAAATGGACGCGGTTTTTAAGGAGCGGACTCGCCGCGTTGTGGCGGACGCTTTGCCCGGCTTCGTCCTGATCGACGCGCAAGGGCAGGACGCGCGAACGACGGAAAGCGCCCGCACGGCGCAAGAGATTGCGGGCGCAAATGATCGCATTTGGCACAAGCCCCCTACCCCTGGCCGCGCCTATGAGCTTGACGCTATCCGCCTTGGCTTCCTGGCCGATATGGAGCTAGGCCGCGAAGTCCTGGCGCGTGCTCGCACGTCCGACAATATCGACTCGTTCATGTCCCTAGCGGACGCTCTTTCCGATGAATGCGGGCGACATATCGGCGACTCGCTCGCTAAGGCGCTTGGCGCGATCTATCGCCAATCGACGGCGCGGGACGAAGAATTGACGGAAGCGCGCGAAGCCCTGCCCTTGTGGAAGGCGAGGGCGGACAATGCCGAGTCCAAGTATCGCGAAGCGTGCTTAGAGCTTAACCGGCTTAGGGCCGATGGCGTGGCCGCTCGCGACACTATCCGCAAGCAAGCGGCCGATATTGCGGCCTATCGCGAGCAACGCGACGCGGAAGGGGCACGCGCGGCAAATCTGGCGCGGCAATTCGATTCCAGCGATAGGCAATGGAAAGCCGAACGGCTGGCGCATGAGGCGCTAGATATGGCGACTCGGCCGCTCATGAATGAGCTAGGCGGCCTTACCCTATCCATGCTTCCGAAAGGCGCTTATGGGGCTTCCCTGGCGTCCGAATATAGCGAAGCGCGCCCTATGTTCGCCTATGCCGATGCAAGGGTGCGTGCGGCGGCCTATGGCGAGGGCGGCGCATGAGGGCGCGGGATGTCCTGCTAGGGGCTCTTGCGGGCGCACTGGCCACGCTTGGCTTAGTGGCGCTTGCCCTTCCCCCTGTCCCCCGATTGATAGGGCATGAGTGCGCTATGACAGGGGGCGACATATGGGCGATGGAAGAAAGCGACTTTCCGCCCTGCTATGCAATCGAAAGGAACAAATGATATGTGCCAACGCATCCGCAAGGAAGGATTGAGCAAAGCCGAATTCAGGAAGCTAGGCGGCCTTTCCAATCCTGATCTATTCAGGACGCAATCTAAGGGCGGCGCGTGGCGATACTGGCGCACGCTGGACAATGGGCGCGATGGATAGCGCCTAGATCATAGGCAAGGCATATAGGCCGCTAGGGAAAGCTCTAGCGGCCTTTCTGTTGCGTGCGGCGGAAGTAACTTCGCCTTGATCGGCCGTCTAGGGGAAGCCCCTCTAGGCGGCCTTTCCGCGTGCCCCCTATGAGGGGCGGCCTATAGGCGGCCTTCCTGGCAAGGGGCAGGGCAGGGCAGGGCGCATAGCGGGATAGCGGCCTAGCGAGGGGGCGGACATAGGGGGCACTATGGGCAAGCCCTGCCCCCTTAATGCTAATGATAACGATTAGTGCATGTGTTGCATATGCGTCACGCATATTGAGATTGTGCGCGAGCGCCACTAACCGCTTGACATATGAAGTTACTTGTGAAGGAGCGGGTCCCTCCTGGCCCGAGTCGGGGTCGAGCGGGGGCGCTGAGCCGCTTAAACCCGTTTTGTCCGAAATTCGTCATGGCCCCTCTAGTTTTTGACCCTTTGGAAGTGCCTTCCGTGCTAACCGTCGCGGTATATCGGAAATAAGGGGTTGCGATGCAGCCCGTATATGCGTAGCGATTAGCGCATAGACCCCCAGGTAGCGATAGTAGGCCGAATAGGCACCCTCCCCCTTCTGGAAAAAATGAATAGTGTTTTCTCCTATACGGGACTACCAACTATCGTTACTATCGTTACTATCGTTACCTTTGGGGGTTAAAGGACTGGATTCTATGGGTTTCTTCAGGTAGCGATAGTGAGGTAGCGATAAGGTAGCGATAACGGAATCGTGCTAAGCGTCATGGTTAAACAGGTGAGTCGCTAACCGCCGCCGTTGGTGGTCGGGATCACGACACCCCCAAATCGGCCAAAAACAGGGCTGAAACCACTATCGCTACCTTATCGTTACCTCGCTATCGTTACCTGGCTTGACGGCCCTCGAAATAGCCCCTAAGCGTGACACTTAGTTATATGCGAATCGGAGGCTCAAATGACGAAATTCGTGATCCTGCTGGTGATAACCGCGACGGTTGTTGCCACCTACGCCCTCACCGGGGACCCGGCCGCCACGGCAATCCTGGGCTCCGCAGTAGCGATTGGCGGCCTTCTCGCCCTTCGTTTCACCCGCCCGACCGAGCCGGAAGTCACTTCCGAGAGGGCTCCCCCTCCTATCCTTCCCACCTTCATCCCGCGAACGCTTGCCGAGCGCCAGGCTGAAGCGATGCGGATCGCAACCACTCCCGTCGAAGATGACGGCGAGCTTCTGCCGCCCACCCCCAATATGGGTGAATTCGGGAAGCCTTATCGCGGCCCGACCTACTTCAACGCCGAACAATACCGGAAGGACTGACATGGAAACGATCATTCTCATTGCCATCATCTTGGCGATCTTCATCGGCGGAGCGATTTTCGTCCGCCCCCGCAACACCCCATCGCGCCCGGCGGATCGCGACCGGCCGCCAGCCGATGCAGGCATCGACCGCGATGTGCTCGCCGTAAACAGCGGGAATTGCCCTGACTGCCGCAAGCACGGCACGTTGCTCGCCGGGCCGAGCGGTGGTATGAGCATGAATGTCGGTTGCGACGCCTGCCTGATGGAATTCAACGTCCATGCGGGTTTCGGCACAGGAGCCTTCAGTGTTGATCGCACCGGCAAGATGGGCGTCGGCCGTGCTGCCGTCTTCGGCATCACCCCTGAAGAGTATGCGAGCAAATCATGATCTTCGAGTCTGTCATATCCACCGTCGCCACGCTGATCGCAGCGGGCTATGCGGCCCACAAGATCGAGAACGTCTTTCTCGCGCGGCGGGGATATGACACTCGGAATTTCTTCAAGCCCGATCCGCTGCCTGCCCCCGAGCCAACCCTGGCCGTCTCACTGTGGACGATTGAGGACGACCGGCGGCAGGCGCAAGCCTTCATCGACTGCCCGACCGCATTCTGGCTGGACCCCAACTTCTTCGGCGACGATCCCAACTGGCGCGAGCGCCTATTCCCGCCCAAGCGCGACGAATATGGCGACACTCCGCTGCCGGTGATCTACGGCCGGACGCACGCGGTTGGCTCGACGATGGATTACATGCTCACCGACGAAGAGTGGGATCGCCAGTATCGTCTTGCGCCCCCACCGCCGCCACCAGCGCCACCTTGCCCGACGTGCCACACCGGCCGTCGCATGGTGCTGACGGATCACGGCGGCGAGGCGACATCGTGGGCCTGTGTTGACTGCGACACCGAATTCACGCGAGCCGGGGAAACCAGGACCAGCAAGAAACGCCGGAAGAAGAGAAACCTTCTTGCTAACCGCGACGATTATGATACTAATCTGCCATTGCCCCCGTCAATGGAGTGAGTCGTGACCGAGAAGAAGCCAATCGTCCTGAAGAACGTCAGGCTCTCCTACCCGAGCATCCGCCGCCCGGCAGACAGCATCGACCTGATGCAGCCTCGCGGGCCGAGCTTCACCGTGACGATCCCGACGAAATATAGCCCCCTGGCGCACGCATATCTGTGGAGCGCCCTCATGGGAGGGATGATTCCCGCCACCCGCGCCATCGTCGGCCACGATCCGCAAAAGCTGCTGCCAGCGCCCTCGCCGTTCAACCGGCCGATGAGCCTGTGGGATACCGAGACGCTGCTGGCGTCGCTCGGCGATCTCATGGGAACCAGCTATGAGCGGATGGCGTCGGACTTCGAGGCGATGATGCCGAAACCCGCCAAGCCCCGTCGCTACTATATCGAAGGCGGGCACTTCGACATGCAGCCGCCGGGCACCTTCGATCTCGACGACGAGACGATCCAATTCGAGGGCACGCCGACCGGCCGCCGCCTGGCACCCTTTGTCGCGCCGATCCGGCGTCCGCAGCACAAGGTCGCGGTGATCGCAATGGCCGGGCTGGACTTCGGCATGATCGAAGCCCGCGTGCTCGCCGCCATGTCCGACAAGCGCGTGCGCGGCGTGATCCTGGACATCGAATCGGCTGGCGGCGAGATAATCAATCCGCAGCTTGATCTCTACAGCCAGGCGTTCATACACGCGAAGCCGGAGGCCAAGGGGGTTGCCAAGAAGGCACCACCGGCCTACCTTCAGCACGATCCCACGAAGCGCCACAAGCGCCGGAGGAAGGGCAAATGAGCGTCAAGGATTGGGCCGAACGGCACCGCGACATGCAGGATTGGGCCAACGCGGTCTATAGCCACTGGCTCCGCGACCTGATCGCCGAGAACGGTTTGCTGGCTCCACCGCCTAGCCGGACGGAGACAATTCACGCCCTGTGGAGCATGGTGAGCGAGATGTGGGCCGAGTCGAGCGTCAATGGCAAGCTGGCGGTCCAGACCGATCCGACCGGCGAGGAATTCGTCTTCGAGCTTATCCGCTACGGCCCTTGGCTGGTAGTCGAATGCAGCGGTGTCGTCGTGCAGAAGACCACGATCCGTTAGATCGGATCGTCGTCTTCCAGGTGAGTGCGAACCGCGATAGCATTGACTTTGCCGTTCGATCCAAGGAACCGCTCGGGCTCCTGGGTCCAGAATTTGCGGTTCTTCCCATCGACCTTGACTTGCCCCAGGAAGGTGAAGCCGTGCTCGGATAGGAGCATCTTCAGCGCCCGGCCGTATGGTGCCGCAGCGCCATATTCGATCATCGCATCGGCCACCAGGGCGCTATCCAGGATCGACCGGCTGAAGCCAGGGTCTTCCGACTCGTCCAGGGCGGTTTCCAGGGCTTCCTCTTCATCGGTCTGGTTGAGATAGATCATCTCGGCCTTGGCGGTGGAGATTGGCGCACGGCGCTCGGGGTTGAAGTCTTCGTGAAGCTCATAGTCCAGCAGCCAGCGGCGAAGCTCGCCAGCGTGCTCCAAGACAGCGTGAAGCTCGACGTAATAGTCAGGATGAGCCGCATTGAAGCGGTCCAGCTTGGCCTTAATCTGCCACCGCGAGAACATCGGGAAGAAGCGGGTGTCGTTCGCATCGACCGGCACACCGTCCTTATGGTTCGTCGTCAGCATATAGCTCACGGTGTTGAGCACGTCATAGACATCGACGTTCATGCGCCGAACCGGAGCCATGACGTTGGTGATGTAGGGCTTCACTTTGTTGATGATCGCATAGCGATCCTTGCCGTGCAGCCGGACTTCCTCAATGAAGCAGAATTGCGAGCCTTCGGCCCAAGGCGTGTATTTCTCGGCGAGCATGTCGCCGTTGATCGTCCTGACGTTGGCCCCGCCGAGCACAGCCCCCATCAACAGGTGGAAGAAGGTCTTGCCGTCGCCCTGCACGCCCTGGATCACCGGGGACCAGTTGGACCGGCCGCCGGTCTGCACGATATGTGCGAGCCAGCTAAGAAGTAACTTCCGATCACGCTCATCGGCGAACAGGTGCTCCATGTGGCGCAGCACAACTTCGACCGCCCGGCGGCCTTTCCGGTTGAGCTTTTCCGGCGTCTCGGGGATCGAGTCTTGGCTATAGCTGTTGACGTAATCCAGGCCGTTGACCGACACGATCTCATCCTCGAATTGCGGGAGATACATGCGGTTGGCGACGGTGGGAATCTGATAGCGGTAGAGGGCGACGTGCGAAGCGGTATGCTCGGGAGCCGAGCGACCTTCCAGCCGATCCTTCTTCGTCATCATGTAGCGCCCGAACGACTGGTCGAAAGCCTTGGTGGACAGGACTTGCCGCGTGCGCGTCGAGTAGAAGGTTTCGTCCTGCTGGACATAGACGAAGTGCGTCAGCCAGGGCGGCGTCGAGTGGTTCTCGGGATTCTCATAGCGGCACAGCGCACGGATCGACGAGATCGACATGGTGGTGCCGCCGACCTTCTTGATCTTGTCCTGCACCAGCTTGACCATCTGCTCGCGCATGATGGAATCGAAGGCGATGTGCTTGATCCGGTCGCACACCTTGCGGACGGACGGGAGATCGGAGGCGTCGGCAAGCTGCTCGCGCACTTCCTCCGCCTCTTCGACGGCGACGCGCTCTTCTTCAGCTATCGCCTGCTTCAGAATGAAACGGGCAGTCAGCGGCTCGCGCTTCTTGCCTTCGATAGCGAAGGTGGGCCACTTCTCGTCGAGCGCGTCTTGATCGTAATTCGCAGCGTCCGCAGACCACTCATGCCACAGCGTCAGACCTTCGTCCGAGCCGTCGAATTGGTGGTGCAGCGCCATGCCGACATGAAACCAAGTATCATAATCGTCACAGTTAGGAACCATTTGCAGCTTGGCGCGTAGATCGTCGGTGGTGATCTCGACCTTCTGCTTGTCGGTGATGAAGGGATCATCCCAATCATAGCTGCCGGAGGACTTGCCCTCCATCCGCTTGACAGTGCTCTTCTCCACCCATCCGCGATCCCGAGCCTCCCGCTCGAATTCGGCGACGATCTCTAGCGCGTCGTCGCGGGTGATCTCGGGGAGATCGGCGCGAGGCGTATTGCCGACGTGCTTCTTGTTCTTCCAGCGATAGGGCTTGCCGGTGTCAGGGTGGATGTGCAGCGCCACGAATTGCTGGCCGTCCGCCAACACTTCGAGCTTCACCTGGCGGCCTTCATCGTCGATGAAGACCTTGGACTGCGTTTTGGGGAAAGCCTTCTTGGCGCGATAGACCATGCCGAGTTTCGGAGCCAGGCCGGTGCGCTCTAGCGTCTCACCGCACAAGTCTTCGACGAATGCCCGCATGTGCTCGACGAGATCGGCGTCATAGCAGTCGATGTCCACCAGCGGGGTCTTGGCGGTCTTCACTCCGACGCCGAAGTCACCCTTGCCCGACTCGACGAATTTAGCCAGCAGCTTCGGGCCGTGAACCTTCTCTTCCCACTCCTTGCCGAACGGACGCTTTTCGCCCGGCCGGATGAAACAGATTGCGTAGCCGTTTTCGAGGACCGACTCGCCGTATTTCTTGAGATATTCGACCACCCGCGATTACTCCGCCGGAAGAGTGAAGAGATCAGGGCGGAAAAGCTCTCGGGGAAAGTGCTCGCGGCCGAGCAAGGTTTCCAGGGCAATCGCCATCTCGGGCGACACCTGGCCGCGATCCGCCGCACTATGGACGGTCTGCTCGGGCACATTCATGCGCCGCGCGAGTCGGGAAAGGTTGCCCCGCTCACCGCAATATGCGCTGGCGAGACACAACAGGATGCGGGTCTTGGCGACCTTAGCATCTATATCTGGTAGATCGCCTAGCCATGAAGGCATAGGCCACTGAAATTTCTCGGTCATGATTTACCCCGGCGGATCGGTCGTGCCGTGGGCGTAGCAATAAGACCCTATCTGACACAAGTTATTTTTGTTGTTGACAGCAAAAACCGCGATCCCTAGAAGCTGGGCCTCCCAATCGGGAAACATCCATATGGAGGATCGAATGCTCGAAGAGAAAATCGAGACGCTGACGAAGGAAGTCGTCGCGTTGCGCCAGGCCATCGAAAAGAACGGCACTGGTTCCACCGCCAAGGCGGCGACCGACAAGGCTCCGGCCGAGAAGGCCGCAGCCAAGAAGGCACCCGCCAAGAAGAAGGCCGTCGAGCCGGAGCATGACGCCGACGAAACCGGCGCGATCTTCCGCAAGGCCGCCAAGGAAGACAAGCCCGCGTGCCGGAAGTATCTGAAGAGCGTCGGCTGTGCCGATCTCGCCGAGCTTCTGACGCAGCCCGAGCTTTTCGACGCCGCCTATGAATTCGCCGAGACGCTGCTCGAAGGCGATGACGACGACGCCGACGACGATGACGATGAAGTCTGATCGGCTCTAGCCGATTAGCGCCGAGCCCCGCCTGTTATTCCCACGGCAGGCGGGGTTCGTTCCTGGGTAGCCAGGCGACACACTGAAAAAGGAGGGCCGTATGCCTACCGAATGTTTTGTCCCGAAAGACTTCCGCGCTGGAACGCGGGCGATCATTCGGAAAGCCAACACCCTGATCGCCGACTACCAGGCGCAGGGCTACAAGCTCACCCTCCGCCAGCTATACTACCAGTTTGTGCAGCGGAATTGGCTCGTCAACAAACAGACCGAGTATAAGCGCCTGGGGGAAATCCTCAACGACGCTCGCCTCGCCGGTTTGGTCGATTGGGATGCCATTGAGGATCGCGGGCGCAACCTGGCTCCGACGCCGATGTGGGGCGACCCCGGCGATCCGAACAGCCCGGCCGAATTCATCCTGGATTGGGGCCGCCACTTCAAGAATGACCCCTGGGTCAACCAGCCCAACTACGTCGAAGTGTGGATCGAGAAAGAGGCGCTTGTCGGCGTCATCGAACGTCCCTGCCGTCGTTGGCGCGTTCCCTACTTCGCCTGCAAGGGCTACGTCTCGGCGTCCGAGATGTATGACGCAGCGAATCGGCTGGCGGGCTTTGCCGACGCCGGTCAATCCTGCACCGTCATCCACCTGGGGGATCATGACCCCTCCGGCACGCAGATGACCGAGAACATCGCCGAGCGCCTGGCCCTGCTGTCCCGCGAGATCGAAGGGATCGAAGTCAACCGGATCGCGCTCACGATGGAGCAAATCAATCGCTATGCGCCGCCGCCGAATCCCGCCAAGGAGACGGACAGCCGCTATCGGACCTACTGCGCCACCTACAACACCAAGTCGTCCTGGGAGCTTGACTCCATGCAGCCGTCCGTGATCGACGCGCTGGTGGAAGAAGAGATCAGGCTTCTCGTCGATCATGAGCTTTGGGATCGCGACATCGCGGCCGAGAAAGAGCCGTATCGACTGCTGATGGAAACCGGCAAGCGTTGGCCGGAAGTAACTTCCATGCTTAATCGTGATCCCGACACGGCGCGTGATCGGTTTGACGATGAGGACAAACAGGAGGAATAAATGGGTAGTTGGGCGGTTCCGATCTATGTGATCTTGGGTATGCTGGGGCTGATGCTCCTGTTCGCCTGGTGGAAATATCTGACGGTCGAAGCCTGTCCTTCCTGCTGCTATCCAGTCCACCGTTGCGAGTGCGGCCATTGCCAGCACCACGATCAGACCGAAATCTGTTGGTCGCAAGACGGATGGGTGTCGCAATGCCGCGCTTGCACCGAAATCATTTATCATGGTGACGACTATGACCGACGCCCCTAAGACGATCATGTGGAAGCCGGACCCCCTGGCCGATGCCGAATTCAAACTCGATATAAGCAAGGTGCTCCACCGCGAGGCGGGCAAGCGTGGATTCTATTGCTCGCCGAAGCGCAGTCATATCCAGCGCGGCACCTACTACGCCGAAGTCGGACAACACACCTGGGAGGGCCGCCCGCCCTACAGCGGCTTGTGTCGGCCGAACCTGGCGCTCGGCACCGGCCGGACGCCGACGATTGCCGCCATGAACGGCTATCAGCTTGTGGGGCTCAACGATCCACACATGCAGGCGATCTACTTGGAGATCGAAACCTACTATCTCCGCCAGTCCGTAAAGACCATCGGTAAACTGGAAACGGCGCTCGAAGACTTGACCGGACTCATCCGTTCCGTTAATGTTCCCTATGTCTGTGAAGACTGCATCGGTATGCGGGAGCACGGTTGCTACTGCATGAGCCAAGGGTGTGTCGCCCCTGGCGTTCCGCCCGCCTATGATGAGGATGATGACCTTTGAGCGAGCATAAGCTGCCCGCCCTTCTCGGGCCTTTGACGCCCGATCAAATCAAGGCGCAGATGGCGACCGGCCACTCGGTCTTCTCGCCGTCCGCGTCCGAGATGACAATGACGTGCGAAGAGAGCCTGGTGCTCAACGTGCTCGCGGAGGATCACGCCACCTATGAAGCGGCCGAAGGCACCGTGGGGCATAGCTGTGGCGAAGAGTGGCTGAAGACCGGCGAGCGCCCCGACAAATGGGTTGGCTTCGTCGAGATCGTCAACGGCTTCGAGATTGAGATCACCGAAGAAATGCTCGACTATGTTGAGGATTATGTCGAGTGGTGCCAGGCGACGATGGAAGAGTGCGAGCACTATCTCGTCGAAGGCTACGTTGACATCTCCCCACTAACGCCGATCCCCGGCCAAGGCGGCACTGGCGACTTCATCGCCTTCCGCTGGCAATGGATGCGGATCATCGACCTGAAGTATGGGAAGGACCCGGTGTTCGCTCGCGGGAACAAGCAGCTTCGCATCTACGCGCTCGGCGTCTTCTATGAGTGGGATTGGCTCTACAACTTCCAGACCATCGAAATCTGCATCGCGCAGCCGCGAGTGGCCGGGGGTATGACTTCCTGGACGATGACCCGCGAAGAGCTTCTGGAATTCGCCGAAGAAGCGAAGGACGCCTGGCGTCGGTCTTGGAAGCCCCGCGATCAACTCACCCGCACGCCGAGCACCAAGGGTTGCCGGTGGTGCAAGGTGCGAGCGACATGCCCGGCCGCCTACATCTTCCTTGCCGAAGAGACGGATGTCTTCGAGAATTACGACGCCATCGAAGCGAAGGACATGATTATCGACGTGGTGCCGGTCCACATCTCCCGCGAGCGCATGGACGCCGCCAACGATGTGATCCTGGACGAATTTGCCACGTCGCCGTTCCCTGACATGCCGAAGCCGCCCGAGCTTTCGACGATGGCGCTCTCGAAGTTACTTCGGTATCAAAAGATGATGGAGTCATTCTTCAACGCGGTGCGAGCCGAGTTGCTGAATCGCGCCGTCAGCAAGGAAGAAGAATTGCTGTGGTGGAAGGTGGTGGAGAGCCGCACCCGCCGCAAGCTGGTGGAGGACGAAGATTGGATCATCGAGTCGCTGATGGCGCACGGCCTGAAGCGTTCTGATCTCTTCGTCACCAAAATGAAGTCTCCGGCCGAGCTAGAGCGAACGCTCCATGCGAAGCTGAAGATGACCTTGGGGAAGGCCAAGAAGCTGCTGGATGACGGTGGCTTTACGGTGAAACCCCCAGGGCAAAAGACCTTGGCGGCGGTGGACGATCCCCGTCTTGCCGCGCCCAAGGATGGTGATGTTTTCGACAACTATGATCTCATGGATGACGACGACATCTAGGCCCACGGCTCCGGCCGTCAAACAGTGAAAGCGATAAGCCGATGGCACGCGAAATAAAGAAGAAGGTGAAGAATGCTATCCTCTATACGGATGGAACGATCCGTATCAGCGGTGTCCGATTCAGCTACCCGCATCTGAAAAAGCCCTACAAGGGCGATGGCGATCAGGGCGAGGCCAAGTTTGGCGTCGTCGGGCTCCTGCCCAAGAAGACCCATCGCGCGGCGAAGGACTTGATTAAGGAGCGGATCGAAGAGCTTCTGAAGGAGAACAAGGTCAAAAGCCTCGCCTCCGACAAGAAGTTTCTCCGTGACGGCGACCAGTCGGGCAAGGCCGAGCATGAGGGGCACTACACCGTGTCGGCCCGCGAGTCGCGCCGTCCGCCTCTCCGCAACCGCGACAACTCGGTTGTGGAGCCGGAGGATGCCGATGAAGTGTTCCAGCCGGGGTATTGGGGAGACATCCTCATTCGCCCTTGGTATCAGAACAACAAATTCGGCAAGCGCGTCAACGCGGGTCTGTCGTCGATCCAATTCGTCAAGAAGGATGAAGTGTTCGGCGAGGGCCGTCTGTCCGATGAGGACCTGGACGATACCTTCGAGGATTACGGTGATCCCGACGACGATGACGATTCGTTCGATGAGGACGATGACGACACGCCGCGCCGGAAGTCGAAGTCGAAGGCAAAGTCGAAGCGTTCGCGCGACGACGATGACGACGATGACGACGACTACAGCGATGACGACGACGATGACGACGATGAGGATGAGCGGCCTGCACGCCGCAAATCCAAGGCGAAGGCAAAGCCGAAGCGTCGCAGCCGCGATGATGACGATGACGACGATGACGATGACGACATCTAATCGTTGACATCGGGGGTGGTTCGCTCCGCGCGCCTCGCTGGCTACGGGCCTATATGGCTCCGGCTGCAACCACCCCCACATCATTTGCGGAAGTAACTTCTAATGGCATTGCGGCGCGGCAGTTTAGACGACAAATTCGGCGAGTATGATTATGCTCCGCCGAAGCAGCGCGTTCGCACTCTAGCCTTCGACTTTGAAACCTACTGCGATCTCGACTTGAAGCAAGTCGGGCTCGATCTCTATTCCGCGCACCCATCATGCGAAGTGCTGATGTGCGCCTACCAGATTGACGGCGGCGAAGTCCTGCATTGGGATCGCACAGCCAACCCCCGTATGCCCCGCGATCTCCGTGATGCCCTCATGGATGAGCGCGTGCAACTGTGGGCATTCAACGCGCAATTCGAGCGGACGATCCTCAACCGCGTGCTCGACATTTGGCCCGTCATGTCGCGCTGGCGCTGCACGATGGTTCTGTCCTACATGCACAGCTTCGTCGGCGGTCTGGATCAAGTCGCGCGCCAATGCGGCCTGCCGATTGAGAAGCAGAAGCTCGACACTGGCAAGAAGCTAATCAAGATGTTCTGTGGGCCGCAAAAGCTCACGAAGACGAACAGCCATGTCCGCTTCACGTCCGAGACACATCCAGCCGAGTGGGCGGAGTTTTGCGAGTATAACGTCCAGGACGTGATCGCGGAGCAAGCCGTCAAGAAGCGGCTCGATAAGCCCGAGTATCCGATCCCCGAGCGCGAGTGGCGGTTCTATGCGCTGGACCAGCGGATCAATGACCGTGGGCTCCCCATCGACCGGACGTTCGTCGAGCGTGCTTATGCGATGGCGTTGGAGCGGAAAGAGTATCTGCTCAACCGGATGCGGAAGCTCACCGGCTTGCTCAACCCCGGATCGGTGCCGCAGTTTCTCCCCTGGCTGAAGGAGCGCGGCTACCCCTTCGACGATCTCCGCAAGGACTCGGTGAAGAAGGTCTTGACCGCGAACGCCGGGCGTATCAGCGGCGAGTTGAAAAAGAAGAAGGGCGAGCTTTACCCGACGCTGACTGACGATTGCGTCACCGGCCTGAAGCTCCGCCAGCAGCAGGCGCGCACGACGCCGACGAAGTATGCCGCGCTGTTGAAGGCAATGGGCGAGGGCAACCGGATGCGGTTCGTCTTCCAGTTTGCCGGTGCCAGCCGCACCGCTCGATTCGCGGGCCGCCGCTTCCAGCCGCAAAACCTGACAACGATGCGGATGGGTGGCGATGACAGCACGCACCTGTCCGTCCTGACGCAGCTAACCGATCTCATCCGCGAAGATGATGCTGACGGCCTCGCCTTCATGGTGAAGGAGCCGATGGATGCCTTGGCCGGGCTGGTGCGGTCGAGCGTGCGCGCCAAGAAGAACAAGAAGCTGGTGGTGTGCGACTTGTCCTCTATCGAGTCGGTGGTGATCGGCTGGGTGTCTGGATGTGAGCGCCTGTTGAACGTCTTCCGCGAAGGCCGCGACGCATACAAGGATTTTGCGACCGAGCTTTATGGCATCCCCTATGCCGAAGTAACTTCCTATCAGCGCAAGATGGCAAAGCCTGCCACCCTGGGTGCGGGCTACCGCCTTGGCGGCGGCAACATCATGGATGGCAAGAAGACCGGCCTGTGGGGATACGCCGAGAACATGGGTATCGAGATGAGCCGCAAGGAAGCTCATCGGGGCGTGGCGACTTTCCGCCGCGTCTATAAAGAAATCCCGCAGATGTGGTATGCGCTGGAAGACGCGATCAAGAGCACGATCCTCCACCATCGCAACACCAAAGTCGGGCCGATCCGCTTCAGCTATGCGAAGCCCTACCTGGTCTGCCATCTGCCGTCCGGCCGCAACATCTACTATCTGAAGCCCCGCGTGACCAAGCGGCCTTTCCGGTATATCGACAAGGATACCGGCGAGGAAGTCGTGACCATGAAGGACACGATCTCCTACATGGGGAAGCAGCAGAACGGGTCCGGTTGGGTTCGCGTCTATTCGCACGGCGGCAAATTCATCGAGAACATCGTCCAGGCCGTCGCTCGCGACATCCTACGCGAAGGGCTCCTGATCGCGCACAAGATGGGCTTCACCATCGTCGGGCACGTCCACGACGAAATCATCTGTGAAGAAGCCGTCAACGATAACGAGCACACCTTGGCGGCATTGCGCGAGGCGATGATCCGCAAGATCAGGTGGGCCAAGGGAATGCCTCTCAACGCCGCCGGGCATGAGGGCAAGATATACCGGAAGGACTGACGATGAAGCACAAATACATGCAACCGGCGGACTGCAATTGCGGCGGACAGACCAACCGATGTGCGGTGTGCGACTTCGGCCTGGCTATCTGCAAGACGTGCAAGACCGGCGAGTGTCAGATACCGACCGAGTGCCCTGGCCGACCGATGACGGAAGAAGAGAAAGAGCTAGTCTGCAAGGGCGAGCTTGATTATGACATGGGGGTGTGGTTCCACTTGGGCCGCCCTGTAATTCGAGACGGGAAGATTCACAAATGAGCATGGCTGACGCAATCGTCGAATCCTATAAGCGGTGGGAGCGCAAGCCTGCCGACCTATATCCGACTCCGGTCGATGCGACGGAGAGCATCATCCCCTTGCTCGAAAGCATCGGCGAGAACCGTCATCCTATCAAACGGGTGTGGGAACCGGCGTGCGGCGACGGCCGGTTGAGCCGCGTGCTCGAATGGCATGGCATGGAAGTTACTTCCAGCGATCTCCGTGAATTCCCCGGCTACGGCAACCCCGGCGTGGACTTCCTGAAGCCGAGCGTTGAGGGTTGTTTCCAGTATGATGCGATCATCACCAACCCGCCTTTCAGCCATGCCAAGGAATTTTTGATCCAGGCGCGGAAGCACGCCCCCGTCGTGATCTTCCTGCTGAAGCAAAACTACTGGAACACCAAGGGGCGGCTTGACCTGTGGGATGACCCGGAGACGCGGCCGACGTTCTTCTTGCCGATCACCTGGCGACTGGCGTTCCTGAAAGCCGAGCGTGGCAACAGCCCGCTCATGGATTGCGCCTGGTGTGTCTGGATCGACGGCATGGGAGACGAGTGCTTCTTCGAGCCGGTGCGGAAGCGCGTCTATCCCGGCTACCACGGCAAGGGGCTCGTCGGCGCGCAGGCGGGCCTCACCGAAGCCGTGGACGAATTGGCAAAGCTCCTGATTGCGCTCCGGTCCTGATGTCACAAGTCATGGGTCTGGAATAGATCAGACACAGGATATGTGACATATCCGGGGTGTAAAAGCGATTTACTGGTAGGATATGTAACATGCGGGTGGTGGTTCTTTACGAGTGCAGCGGGACAGTGCGAGACGCATTCATTGCCGCCGGGCATGATGCGATCTCGGTTGACCTGTTGCCGACGATGCGACCCGGCCCGCATTGGCAAGGCGATGTGTGGGATTTTCTTCGCCGGTTTCCAGCGGAGAGTTTCGACGAGATCATAGCACACCCGGAATGCACATACCTGACTGTCTCCGGCTTGCACCGGAACAAGGGCAACCCCGAGCGCCAGCAGAAGACCGAAGATGCGATAGAGAATTTCGGGAAGTTACTTCGCCTGCCGTGCAAGCGCGTTTACGTCGAGAATCCGGTAGGCTGCATCTCATCGCGCATTCGCAAACCGGCGCAGATTGTGCAGCCGTATGAATTCGGACACGACGCCTCGAAGAAAACGTGCTACTGGCCGGGCGACGAAACCGACTATCAACGCTTGGTGCCGACCATGCGGAAGAACGGCCGGATGGTGTATGATCCGAAGATCGGCCGTGTCATGGAACGGTGGGCGAACCAGACCGACACCGGGCAGAACCGGCTTGGGCCGAGTGATGATCGTTGGCTGGAACGCAGCATCACCTACGCCGGACTGGCCGCTGCAAAAGCCCGCTATTGGGGAGGCGCTTCGCTTCGTTCGGTCCTGTGGTATCTCGAATATCAACTCGAATGCCTAGCGTCGGAGATAGGATGATGGCGCAGAAGCAACCAGAAGGGAAGATCAAGAGCGAGTGCCGGAACAAGCACGCTAAGCCCAACGGTTTGATCTTCTGGAACATAGAGGGCAAGTCGATTGGCGGCGTCCCCGATACCCTGGCGAGCAAGGTATCCGGGGGCGTCATTTTTATCGAGTTTAAGGTTCCTGGCAAAGAGCCGGAAGAACAGCAATGGCTCCGCATCTATGAGTTGCGCGAGCAAGGGATCGAAGCCTGGTGGGCGGATAGCGTGGAAACCTATCGCCGCCTGGTGGGCCTGGACCCCGGTGGATACAAGGTCGAATATACGCCGCGAGCCCTGAAGGTGATTGAGCTTCATGCTGCATAATGAGCGCCTGGAAGAACGATTCGATGTCGCCGCCTGGTATGAGAAGACCTATGGCGGCGTCGTCCGCACGCGCAAAGACCTTCACAAGTATCAGCGCAAGGCGGTTCGCTTCCTTTACGAGACGCCGTTCTCCGCACTCTTCATCGACTTGGGGATGGGGAAGTCGGTCATCTGCCTCACCCTGCTCGCCGATCTCATCAAAGAGGGATGGGAGGGCAAGGCGCTCGTCATCGCTCCGCTCCGCGTCGCCAAGGCAACCTGGCCGGAAGAGATCAAGGAGTGGAAGCAGGCGGCCGGAATCGACTACAGCTTGATCCGCGCAGAAGACGATGATGACGAGATCAAGCGGCTCTACAAGCTCCACTATGACCAGGAGTATGCTCGGCAGCGTGCAGTCGGCGAGACGCCAGCCGTGGCCGCTGGATATGCCCGCCGGGCTGCTGCGCCCTACCGCCAGGCCGCCAAGGAGCTTCAGCGCCAGAAGCAGGCCATGAGCGACGCGCAGCTTCACATCATCAACATCGAACGGCTGGAATGGCTCGTCGCTTTTTGGGAGCGCATGGGCCGGGAGTATGGGCTGAAGTGGCCCTATGACACCGTGATCGTCGATGAGTCGTCGAAGTTTAAGGACTACACCACGAAGCGGTATCGGGCGCTGAAGAAGTGCCTGCCCCGGATCACCCGCCTGCACACCTTGACCGCCAGCCCGGCGGCCGAGTCGTTCCAGCACATCTTCGCGCAGATTTTCCTCCTGGATCGCGGACGCCGGTTCGGCCGCTATGTCACCCATTTTCTGCAACGCTACTTCACCGAGATCAAGCAGGCGAAGAAATGGGTTATCAAGAAAGGCAGCGAACAGAAGATCGCGGCGAAGATGGCGGACATCTGCCTGGTCATGAAGGCCGCCGATTATCGAGAAGAGCTAGGCGTCGAAGAATGGTTGCCAGTCAAGCGACCGATCCGTCTCAACGAAGACATGATGGCGCGCTATCACGACTTCGAGAAGACCATGATCCTGAAGCTCGACGACATGCGGATCGAGGCGGTCAACGGCGCGGCACTCTTCAATAAGCTGCTTCAGATGACGAGTGGCGCGGTCTATACCGAAGAGAAGACCGTCGTGCCGGTGCATGACGAGAAGATCGAAGCCCTCCGCGAGTTGATCGACGAGATGCAGGGCGAGCCGTTGATGGTGAGCTACTGGTTCAAAAGCAGCCTTGCCCGACTTCGCAAAGCATTCCCCGGCGCGACCGTCATGGATAAGGCCGGGCGCTGCATCCCCGACTGGAACGCAGGCAAGATTCCGCTGCTGTTCATGCAGCCCGGCGGCGCGGCGCACGGCCTCAACATGCAGAAGGGTCCCGGTCATGACGTGGCCTGGTTCGACCTGTGTTGGAGCCGCGAGCTTTACGAGCAATTGATCGGCCGCCTCGCCCGCCAGGGGCAGCGCCAGGTGGTGCGATCCCATCATCTCATGTGCGTTGGCACCGCCGACGAAATCGTCTATGACTGCCTACAGGACAAGGGTGCCGGGCAGGAACGCTTGTTCAAGTATATCCGCGCAGCGAGGGCGCGGTATGCGAATGACAATGAACGGAGGACCTACCGTGTCGCAGCCTAAGATACCCGCCGACTTGCGGGCGCAGTTGAATCATTTCGGCGTCAACGCCAGTTGCTATCAGCCGGTGGGCTGGTTCAAGAAGGACCCGCCACGCAAGCTGCCGAACGTCCCGCGTGATGACGATCCCTGGCATGTCGTGCTCCGGCGCAACGACCGCGTAATATGGGCCGATGGCTCGACGGTGATCCAGGTTCGCGGCGAGACGTTGCGGGAGGCTATCGAGAACGCGCTGGCGGCCATGAAGCCGCCGGGCCTGCTGTCCAAGATGGCGAGCCTTGGCGAAGCCCTGGACGAGCTTTCGATGACGGTGATGGTCCGTGCGCGACCATGACGCCAAGGCGATGACCGCGATAGGGGCGAGCCGCAACATGCTCATCCCTTGGTATCTCATCGGAGCCTACGCCTACTATGTGCTCGACACCCCGGTCTTGTCGGACGCGACGTTCGACGAGATATGCGTCATGCTCGATGAAGAGTGGGATGACCTGGAACACATGCACAAGGGATGGGTGGACCGAGATGACCTGTCCGCAGGGACCCGCCTAAGCACGCTGTATCCGTCGATGGCGCGTGGCGCGGCGTGCGGACTAGCCGGAGTGCCGGATAACGGCCCCCTGGGGCTCCTGGGAGCCCTGGCGCGGTGCGAGGGGGAGATGGAGAACCTATGTCGCGCCTTGAAATAGCCCTGCTCGACTTAGAGAAGGCTTTCGCATATACCGGCTGGGTTATGCGACACCAGCGGATGACTCCGCGAGAAGCCGCCATCTATCACAACGGCCTAGCCATCGCGAGCCGCAGCGCAGAAGCGCAGCACCGCATGGAGGCCGAGCGCGAACGACATGAAAGGATTGAGACGTGGCGAAAACAGGGGTAAACCGCAGGCGCAAGACCAGCCCGGCGCTCGACGACATCGTGCCGAAGCGTGGCCGTCCGCCTGGCGCAAAGGACGAAGTTACTTCCACGCTGCTCGCCACCGGGCAAGCGACCTTCGCGCAGATCGCGCAGCTATTCGAGACGGATGCCAAGACCCTGCCGAAGCGCCTGAAGGGTGTGATTCCGAAGGGCACCCGATCCGGCTACAAGGTCTATTCGATCCGCGAAGCGGCCGAGTATCTGGTGACGCCCGGCTATGAGATTGAAGACTTCATCCGGCAGATGTCGCCCCAGGAGCTTCCGCCCCTGCTGTCAAAGGAATTCTGGAACGGCCAGAATGCCCGGCTCAACTATGAGAAGAGCCTGGGGAACCTTTGGCCGACTGACGATGTTGTGGCGGCCTTCGGCGAGATATTGAACGTCGTCCGAATGGCGGTTTTACTGGTCGCGGACGACGTTGACCGTGAGAGTGGCCTGACACCTGGACAAAGGTTAATTATTCGGCGTATTATGGACGGTATGATCGTGAAGCTCGGCCAAGACATAACCGACAAATTCAAGGAATATCATGCTAACCGCGCCCCAACTGGATTCCCGCTTCGATCCGACGAAGACGATCTCGACGACGATGCCGACGATGAGAACATCACGGCGGAGGATGACGAGGAAGAGGACGACGGAAATCTTCTTGCAGCCGAGGATGACGAGGAAGAGGACGACTACATATGACGATCTCGGCGATCTAATCGCCAAGACCGCCGCGAAGGTATTTGTCCCGCCACGGCGCATGACGGTCAGCGAATGGGCTGACGAGTATCGCTTCATCAACCAGCCTGGCGCTTTCGTCGGTGACTGGAACAACGAAACCACCCCCTACATGGTGGAGCCGCAGGACACCCTCACGTCCCCGCTCTTCAAGGGGATGGTGTTCGCCGGTCCCGCACAGTGCGCCAAGACCGACGCCCTCATTGTCAACTGGATCGGCTACAGCGCCACGACCGATCCCCAGGACATGATTATCTACTCGCCGACTTTCACGGCGGCCCGCGACTTCTCCATGCGTCGCGTGGATCGCCTTCATCGCCACACCGAAGAAGTCGGCGCTGCGCTGGTGAAGAACAAAGACAGCGATAACAAATTCGACAAGCACTATGAGAACGGGATGCTTCTCACGCTGTCCTACCCGTCCGTCACCGAAATGGCGGGCAAGCCGGTAGGCCGCGTCGGCATCACCGACTATGACCGCATCCCCGATGACATCGGCGGCGACGGCAACGCTTTCGATCTCGCGTCGAAGCGCACCACCACCTACGGCAGCTTCGCCATGACCCTGGCCGAGTCCAGCCCGTCGCGCGAGATCACCGATTACAAGAAAGTCGTCAAGGGCCATGCGGCTCCGCCGACGACCGGCATCCTGGCGCTCTACAATCGTGGCGACCGTCGCCGCTGGTATTGGCCGTGCCCCGATTGCGGAAGTTACTTCGAGGGCCGGTGGGAGCACATGAAGTGGAACCACGCGCTCGAATCGAATCTGGATAAGGCGGAAACCGCCTACATGGAGTGCCCGCATTGCGCCTATGAGATTCAGCCGGACGAGCGGTATGACATGAATCGCGATGGCTGCTGGCTGAAGGACGGGCAGCAGATTGTCGGGGACCGCATTGTCGGCAAGGGCCGCCGGTCTAACATCGCGAGCTTCTGGCTCATGGGCGTGGCCGCTGGCCTCACCACCTGGCAGAATCTCGTCAAGAGCTATCTCGACGCGGAGGACGCATATCTCGAATCGAGCGATGAAGGGCCGCTGGCGAAATTCTTCAACACCGACATCGGTGTCCCCTACATCCCGAAGAACATCGCCAACGACAACAGCCGCACGCTCGAAGACTTGATCGGGCGCGTCGAGCCCTGGACGAAGAAGAAGGTGCCGCCGAAGGTCCGCTTCCTGTTGGGCCTGGTTGACGTGCAGAAGAACAGCTTCGTCGTGCAGATTGTCGGCGTCGCGCCGGGCAAGCCGTATGATATGTATCTGGTGGATCGTTTCACCATCAAATACTCGGATCGGCAGGACCCGTCCGCGCCTGAAGGGAAGGAGTCCTTCCTTTGGGTGAAGCCGGGTGCGTATCTCGAAGATTGGGATAAGATCACCGAACAGGTCATGAAGGCCAGCTATGAGATCGACGACGACTCGGGCCGCCGCATGATGGTGAAGCTGACCCTGTGCGACTCCGGCGGTAAAGCGGGCGTGACCACCAATGCCTACAACTTCTACCGGAAGATCAGGAAGGAAGGCTGGCTCGGCAAATTCCATCTGGTGAAGGGTGACGCTGTGCCTGGCGCACCGCGCGCTCGCATCACCTATCCAGATGCGGACAAGAAGAGCCGCGCTGGTGCTGCTGGCGAAATTCCGGTCCTGCTACTAAATCCGACGATCAACAAAGACAATCTCAACGACCGCCTAGATGTCATGGTGCCGGGCTATGGTATGATCCATCTCCCCGACTGGTTGATCTCGGCGGATCGAAGTGAGGATATGTCTTGGTTCTTCGGAGAGCTTTGCGCCGAGACTAGGACCCCAGGAAAAGGCTGGGAAAAGATCGCGAAACGCAATGAAGCCTGGGATTTGTTCTACTACGCTATTGGGGCTTGCGCGTCTTCGCTTCTCAATGTAGAGAAGCTGGATTGGGACAAACCCCCTCCTTGGGCAGCAGCGGCGAACGACAACCCCCTGGTCATTGAGGCGGAGGCGACCGGAACGGCGGATGCAATGCAGCGAAGTAACTTCGATTGGGGCGCATTCGGTAAAGCGATGGGGTAAGACCGGACCATGATGACGCCACAGCTTACGGACGCCGAGCGGGCGCTTTACCGGGCGCGGCTCACCAAAGCCGAAGCCGCCTATGACGCGATCCTGACCGGCAAGTCGGTCAAGCGGTTCGTCGATCAGAACGGCGAGACGGTGGAATATAACACCACCAACATCGCCAAGCTGGAAGCCTACATCCAGTCCCTCAAAGACCTTCTCAACCCGATGGCGGCCTTGTGCCGTCGTCCCCGAGCAATAGGGTTTATCTTCTGATGGCACGCGGTAGGGAAATCGTTGTGCTCGGCCCCACGCCGCCCCGCGAAGCCGCGATGGGCGGCGGTGTCGAAGGTGCCGAACGCAACATGCGCGAGACGATGACTTGGCAACCAAGCCGTCTATCGCCGGACCAGGCGATCAATACGATCAAGCCGGAAGCCGACGCGCGCTCGACGGACATGGCCGTCAACGACGGCTACACGCAGCACGCGATCCGCATCCAGCGGAACAGCGTCGTCGGCTCGCAATTCCGGCTCAACGCCAAGCCCGACTATCGGGTGATCTATGGCGAGGACAGCGAAGCGGCGAGCGAGTATGGCGAAGAGCTTGCGGCGGTGGCCGAAGCGCGCTTCAACCTGGCCGCGCAGTCGGAGGATTGCTGGTTCGATGCTGGCGGCATGATGACCTTCACCGATCAGGTGCGGCTCGTCGTCGGGTCTGCCGCCTTGACCGGCGAAGCGTTCGGCTCGTCCGAATGGCTGGACAGCGATCCCGGCCGCCCGTTCAAGACCGCGATCCAGATGATCGCTCCGGCTCGCATCTGCAATAAGGACGGGATGCCGGACGACAACCTGGGGCCGGACACGCGCCGTCGCCGGGGGATCATCACCAATCGTCGCGGCAAGCCGAAGGCGTTTGAGATTCGGCGCGGGCACCCGTCCGAGTGGTATGACGTGACCAACTCCTATTGGGATACGGTGCCAGCCGAAACCAAGTGGGGCCGCAAGCAGATGATCTTCATCCGCGAAGCCCTGCAAATCGACCAAACGCGCGGGCTGTCCGAGATGGTGGCCGCGCTTTCGCACATCCGCATGACGAAGCGGTTCTCGGAGATCACCCTTCAGAACGCCGTCGTCAACGCGAGCTATGCTGCGTCGATTGAATCGGAGCTTCCGAGCGCCGATGTCGTCGCTGCGATGGGTGGCGGCACCGAAGGCTGGATGAACGCCATCGGTCAATACATGATGATGTTGCAGGGCTACATGGCCAACAGCGACAACATCCACATCGACGGCGCGAAGATGCCGCACCTGTTCCCCGGCTCGTCCATGAAGCTGACGCCGATGGGCACGCCGGGTGGTGTCGGAAGTGACTTCCAAGCCGCTCTTCTCCGCCACACCGCAGCGGCGCTTGGCGTGAGCCCGGCCGATCTTTCCCGCGACTTCGCCCGCGTCAACTACTCCGGCCTGAAGGGCGAGCTTGCCCTGGCCGAGCGTGACACGTCGGTCAAGAAGCAGGCATGGGCGGATCGCTGGGCAACCGGCGTCTATCGCCTGTGGTTTGAGGAAGAGATGGCTGCTGGCAATCTGCCGCTGCCTCCCGGCCGGAATCGCACCGACTTCTATCGGCCGCTCATGAAGGACGCCTACACCCGTTGCACCTGGATCGGCTCGGGCCGTGGCCAGATCGACGAGATGAAGGAAACCCAGGCCGCGCTTCTCCGCATTGCTGGCGGCCTCTCCACCTATGAAAAGGAAGCGGCGCGCGTCGGCGAAGACTTCCGCGAGATCATCGCGCAGCGCCGCAAGGAGAACCGGATGATGAAGGACGCGGGTGTGACCTTCTCCTTCTCGACGACGCCTTCAGCGACCGGCGCTGGCAACGGCGGCAACCAGAATGAACGCGGCAACTCCAACGCGGGGAATGACAATGGCCAAGAAGACGACGAGTAACAGCAATCTCTCCGGCATGATCTCCGTCCTTCAGCGCATGTCGCTGAAGGACATGCTCATTGTGGGAGAGACGACGGATCGCGTCATGGCGGACCTGACCCGCTATGGCGAAACCGATGCGGCGACCGAAGGCGTGGCGGCGGAAGTTGCTTCCAGGGAAGCCTTGGAGCTTGCCTACGGATACGATCACGAAGAAGGCTCCGAGCGCAAGCCCTTCGTCTATGTCGATGGCGTCGCGGTGATCCCGATCCACGGCACGCTCATCAATCGGTTCAACGGGTCCTGGGGATTCGTGACCGGCTACAACTACGTCCGCCGGATGCTCAACCTGGCGCTGGATGACGACGACGTTGAGCAAATCGTTTTCGACGTTGACAGTCCCGGCGGCGAAGCCTCCGGCTGCTTCGAGCTTGCCCGCGAGATCATGATGTCGCGCAAACTGAAGCCGAGCCTGGCGATGGTCGATTCGCTGGCGGCCTCCGGTGGCATCGCCCTCGCCTGCTGCGCCACGACGATGTATGCCATCCCGAGCGCGCGGATCGGCAGCATCGGCGTCTATCGGATGCACATTTCATATGAAGGCGCGCTGAAGCAGGAAGGGATCAAGGTCACTTTCGCGACGGCGGGCGAACACAAAATTGACGGCAATCCCTATAAGGATTTGCCGCAGTCGGTGCTCGACGAGTGGACGGAGAGCGCCGGAAAGACCTGGGATGACTTCATTGCGTTGGTGGCCGAAGCTCGCGAGATGAGCGAAGCCGACGTGCGGGCAACCCAGGCCCGAATTTACCGCGCCGATGAAGCCCTAGACAAAGGGTTAATTGATGCAGTAAAGACCACCACGGAAGCCATTGATGCCTGGTTGGCTGAATTGGCGGACGGGGACCCCTCCACGGATGAAGAGGAAGAAGCAATGACTGACAAGAAGGCTGGCTCGGAAGTTGCTTCCGGCCTCACCCGCGACGAAGTGCAGGGCATGATCTCCACCGCCGTCAATGGCGTGGCGACCATGATGGCGCGCAACGCCGCGATCAAGGATCACGCCGCAGCAAAGGGCCAGGTTGCCCTTGGTGCCAAGCTGATCGCCAACGTCGCGATCACCGAAGAAGATGCCATCGGCATGATCGACGCCGCCGCCGGAAATGCCGCCAAGCCCGCCAAGGGCAAGGGCAAGGGCAAGCAGTCGGTTTCGGCCGACAACGACGGCCCCGGCGACGAGGACGATGATGACGAGGACGGCGACGACTCGGACGAAGACGATGGCGACTCGGACGACGATGACGGCGAAGAAGCCGCCGACGCCGCCCGCAAGCGCCGCGTCAAGGGCAAGTCGAAGGTGAAGGGCAACCGGAGCCGCGACAACGTGAACCACCTGGATCGCGCGATGGGTGGCACCCGCCAGCCCAACGTCGGCGCAGGCGACGAGGGCGAGGACGACGATGACGACTCCCCGGAAGCGCAGGCGGCGATGATCCTGGGCGATCACAGCCGCGTGGCCGGGGCCTCCTGGTCGGACATGAAGAAGGCCAAGAAGTCCAAGGCCGCGTAACCGGCGAAAGCCACCATCCAACTGACGCCGATACCCGGCGAGAATAGGGAGTAAACATCATGGGTGATCGCATCCTCGCTGGCTATCGCACGGTCGGCACTTTCGCACCTATCCAACTGTGGGCTGGCGAGCCCAACGGGCAGACCACGCAGGGCACGCTCGCAGCGGGCCAGAAGGTCGGCCTGCTGAATGATCGGGAGGAAACCTACAAGTTTCCTGTCGTCGCGCTCGTCGGCGGCAAGCTCGTCAAGTGGGACCCGCTGGCGTCCGACAACTATGACGACTATGCCACCGGCACCCTGACCTTCTCGGTCGCGGTTCCCACCGCTGGCGAGACTGTCACCATCGCGGGCAAGGTCATCACCTTCCGCGCGGCGGCCGATCCCGACGAAGACGAAGTGACCATCGGTGCCACGATTGCCGCGACCGCTGCAAACCTGGCGGCCTTCATCAACGAACACCGGAATGACTTCGGCGTCGCCGGGGGCGTCACCGCCACCAGCGCGGCCGGTGTCACCACCGTCCGTTCGCCGGGCACGGCGGGCAATGCCGTCACGCTGGCGGAAGCCGGTGCCAACATCGCCGCGTCGGGTGCGAACCTGGCCGGGGGCACGGACTCCGACGCCGAAGCCGGTGGGGCCGCGAAGCCCTATGGCATTCTGCCGCACGCCCTGGACGCCTCCGCGACCGGCTACAACGCCGACGTGGATACCCCGGTGTTCATCTCCGGCCACCCGAATTTCGAGGCGCTCGATCTTCCGGTGGGCACCACCTATGCCGAGATCAAGGCGGCCTTCGCGGGCACCATGATTAACGTGCAACGCCTCTACTGAATAGCCGCCTGCTGAAACGCTAGGGACCGACTAGCCTTCACAAAGACCAAGAAGGGAATATCAAAATGGCTTTCGATCTCTACAGCACGGCGGCGCTCCTGGGTGTGATCCGCGTCACCCCCATCGAGTCCTCCTACTGGCTGGACAACTTCTTCCCGCGTCAGATGACCTTCGACACCGAAGAGATCATGTTCGACCGGATCAAGACGAACCGCCGCCTGGCACCGTTCGTCAGCCCCGTCGTGCAGGGCCGCGTGATCCGCAGCCAGGGTTACGAGACGCGCGCCTTCCGGCCCGCCTACTCGAAGCCCAAGCACATCGTCGATCCGAACCGGGTGTTCTCGCGCCTGGCCGGTGAAGACCTGGGCGGCTCGTCCACCCCGGCGCAGCGGTGGAACGCCGCCGTCGCCGAGAACATGGCCGAAGAGCGCACGATGCTCCAACGCCTGTTCAACTGGATGGCGGGCATGGCGGTCATCTATGGCCGCGTCACGATCACCGGGGAGGACTATCCCACCCAGGTCGTTGACTTCGCTCGCAACGCGGGTCTGACCCGCATCCTGGCAGGCACCGCCCGCTGGGGCGAGGCGAACGCTGCACCGCTTCAGGACATCGCCGATCTCCGTCGCCTGTCCTTCCAGGAATCGGGCTCGGTCATCACCCGCCTGACGATGGGCATCGAAGCCTTCGACCGCTTCTATGCGGACGAGGAAGTCCAGAAGCTCCTGAAGGGCCAGGAGATCGGCAATGTGGCGCGCACCAGCGACTCCACCCTGTCGGCCTTCGGTTCGACGGATACGCCGTATGAATATCGCGGCGTGCTTCAGGGCGCGAACGGCCAGGGCCGCGTCGAAGTCTATACCTATAACGAGCAGTATGAGAATGCTGCTGGTGAAACGGTGGACTACATGAGCCCCTATGATGTCGTCGGCACCGGCCCCGGCATCCAGGGCGTTCGCTGCTTCGGCGCGATCCGCGATAAGCGGGCCGGGTTGCAGGCGATCCCCATCTTCCCGAAGATGTGGGACCAGGAGGACCCGAGCCTCACCTACACCATGAGCCAGTCCGCTCCGCTCATGGTGCCCGCCAACATCGACAACTCCTTCCGCATCGTCGCGACTGACGGGCAGTAAGGGCTCCGGCGGGGAGGGGTTTCGGCCTCTCCCCTCGAAGTAACTTCCAAACGAAGAGGACTAGCATCATGCCGAAGCGCGTTCCTACCGCCAGTGTCATCGTGATCCGCGAAGGCAAGCGGGTATCGCCGCCCTTGAACAAGGGCTTCAACTTCACCGAAGACGAGATCGCACAGATCACCGCCATCGACCCCCGCGCACTCCGCAAGCCGATCAACGAATCGACCGAAGAGCCGAGCGGCAAGGGCCACACCAGCGACGACGCCGAAGCGGGCAAGGCCCCGTCGAAGGCAGCGCCGGACGGCTCGAAGAAGGCGACCGCCGCCAAGGGCAAGAAGGCGGCCGGGGCCACGAAGGCCAAGGACGAAGATGTCGTCGATGACGAAGAGCAGAACCAGGACGAAGACTCGTCCGACGATGCCGACGAAGACGAGGACATCTAACGTGACGATGGCCGAGATCAAGACCGATGCTCGCAACGCGCTCCACGCCGAATTGGCCGAGCCGTGCAGCTACGCGGATCGCGGCACGCCTGCTACCCCCACCGCCGAGCAATTGGCGGTGGGGCTTTCCCTGTCGGCGCGGTTCGCCAGCAAGACGAAGATCGCATCCGCAGAATCCGATGCAGTCTCCATCATGGAGAACATCGAACGCCTCATTTTCAATCAGCCGCAGTTGGACGCCCTAGAGTTGGAGCTTGACCACGGCGGCATTGTCACCTTCCCCGGATACGGGATCGCCTTTGAGCTAGATCAGCAGATAGACCCTGACGGCCCGGTCAACGTCTATTGGACCGTGGTGAGGGCCGTATGATCCAATATGACCTAGCCTCACTGATCGGCATGGAAGACTACCTTGAAGCGGCACCGGAGAACACCCGGCGGGCCGCTTCGATGGCAATGAACGATGTTATCGGCGGCGTCGGTCTTGCCCGGTATCGTCGCGCGATCTCCGATCAAGTCAACTTCCCGGCAGGCTATCTCAACGATGATCGGTTCGGCGTCGATCAGAAGGCGTCGCCGTCCCGCCTGGTCGCATCGCTCGTCGCTCGCCAGCGGCCCACCAGCCTGGCCCGATTCAGCACCAGCGGTGCCGTGGGAGCCAAAGGCGGGGTTTCGGTCCAGGTGAAGCGCGGAGGCGGCTCCACGCTCATGAAAGGGGCCTTCCTGGTCCGACTGCGCGCGGGCACCAGCCTAGAGGGCGGCAACATCGGCCTGGCCGTGCGCCTGAAGCCGGGTCAGCAACTCGACAAGCGCGATCAGTCCCGCATGGTCCACCTGGACGCGAACGTCGTGCTGCTTTACGGGCCGTCGATTGACCAGGTGCTCAACAACTCGGTAGCGGAAGCGGAAACGCCCGAAGTGCTCGACGCCACCGCGACCGAATTCTACCGTCAGTTTGCGAGGCTCCAAGGCGATGCTTGACTTCAACACCTTCGACTTCAGCTATCTCGACGCTGCCGTGAATCGGGAGGACGATCCTTCGCCCCCGCCGAAGCAGCTTCGAGTGATTCGCAAGCTCGCCGCTCACCTGGAAGTCACTTCCGGCTATGAGGGAATCAAGTGCTGGATCGGCAAGTCGGTCATCACCGCCAAGGAAGTGATCGACACGCTTTCGATCCTGGAAGCACCGCGCCCGATCATCGGCTCCCCGGCAGGCGAGGCAGGCTTCAACCGCAATGAGGCGTGGACGCTGCTGGTGCAGGGCTGGCCGAAAGACAACCACGAAGAGCCGAGCGCGCCCGCTTACTGGATGAAAGCGGCAGTCGAGCAGCAGCTTGCGCTCATCACTTTCGAGTTTCCCGATGGCCGGGAACGCACCGATAAGCTCTACCGACTCGGTGGTGATATTGGGTCTTTAACCATTGGGCAGGGCGTGGTAAGGCCGCCTAGCGAGGAAGCGGCGTCGCGTCTTGCCATGTTCTATCTGCCGTTGATCTTGGAGATCACTACAGATGTCCGCAACCCCTACGCTTGATCTCTTGAAGGGAGAATGAAGATGGCCGATCCTAATGATTATGTCGTCGGCCGTGGCCGACTGTTCTTTGGGCAGTTCAAGCCCGGCACCCGCACCGCGAAGGGCGAGCGTTACTTCGGTAACACCCCGGCGCTGTCGCTGGCACAGGACGAGGAAACCCTGGACCACTACAACTCGGATGCTGGCGTTCGCGTCAAGGATGCGAGCGTCACGCTTCAGAACGATTCGAGCGGATCGTTCCAGTGCGACAACATCTCGGACGCCAACCTGGCGCTGTGGTTCCGTGGCGTGATCGAGCGTCGCGTCGAGGCGGGCTCCGCATCGGCGTCCAGCACGATCACCTTCTCGACGGCGGTTCCGGCCGAAGGCGACAAGGTGACGATCGGTGGCGAGGACATCGTTTTCTCGGCCGATCCGGCTCCGAACGAAGTTGACATCGCGGCGACCATCGGCGCGCAGGCAACGGCCCTGGCCAACTACATCAACGCCACGCCGTCGCTGGGTGTCACCGCTACCGTCGCCGGGGCAGTCGTCACGATCAAGGCCATCGCACCCGGCACCGGGGGCAACGGCATCACGCTCGCGAAGACTGCCGCCACGCCCGCCAACATCACGGTCGGCGGCGCTGCCCTGGCCGGTGGTGCGGACGTGACCGAGACGATCACGGCCATCGAACGCGGTCTGTGGTATCAGCTTGGCGCGACCGCCGACACGCCCCAGGGCGTTCGCGGCATCGGCACCGTCGAGATCGACGACATCTCGGAGGACAGCTACGTCGTCGAGATGACGACCGGCCGCATCTACTTCAAGCCGGATGCGGAAGACATCGTGGATGGCGTCACCGACGCCGTGATCTCCTATGGTGTATCGGCCGGTGTCGAAGACATCGTGATCGCGAAGGGCGAAACTATCGAAGGGGCCATGCGCTTCATCGCCAACAACGCCGCAGGCACCAACCGCGATTATTTCTGGCCGTATGTCAAGCTGACCCCCGATGGCGACTTCGCGCTGAAGGGCGATGACTGGCAGAACATGACGTTCAACTTCGAGATTCTGCTGCGCGACGAAACGGTCGAGCGCCAGTATATCACGAAGCGCGCCGCCAGCAATGTTGCCTGATTGATCTTCAGGCCCGATTGTTGCATAGAGGGGGCGGCACCTATCCGGGTGTCGCCCCTTTCTTATTGAGGACCGATCAATGGGCGTGCTTTCAGAATATCAAACCCCCCGAGTAGATGTGCCGTTGGGGCAAGACCAGGTGGTGTCTCTTCGGGGCCTCAACCTGGATGACTTCGCACTTCTGCTTCAGGATCACTTGGAGCCGATCTCCAAGGCGGTGCAGCTTTGGCAGCAGTCGAAGCAGGACATCTACACGTCGAAGAACATGCAGGGCTTCCTCATGTCGATCATCAAAGACTTCCCCGGTCTGGTGACGGAAGTTATTTCCATCGCCGCCGATGAGCCCGACGCCAAGAAGGTGAAACTCGGGCTCGGTTTCCAGACTTCCGCTATCGCCGCGATCTCGAAGCTCACGCTGGAAGAAGCCGGTGGCCTGGGAAACCTTTTCGCGTCACTCGCCGCGCTCGCAAGGGGCGCGCTTCAAAACGCGAGCGAGATGTCGCAGCAAGCAACCCGGTCGCGCGGTTCTATTGGGGAATAAGGGAGGACGTTAGCTTCCTGCACTCGCTAGGCCACTCCCAGGCCAACCGCTACCCGCTGGCGAAGGTGTGGTCGGAATGCGATACGGCGAGGCGAAGGGTCAACGAACAAATCGCGTTCCAGGCTGGCATCGACAAGCTAGTCCAGGTCGCAGTCCACGGCGGGAAGAAGGGCCAGGCTCTCTTCAAGCAGCAGATTAAGGAGTTGGCAGATGGCGGGAGCACTTAATCGCCGCGACATTGAAATGATCTTCCGCGCCGAGACGGACAAGGCAACTCGTCCTATCGGTGAATTGACCCGCGACGTGAAGACGCTCCGGTCGGCGCTGGAAGATCAAATCAAGACGGCCGAGCGGGGAGAAGTCTCGCTCGACAAGCTCGCCACCACCACCCGCGATTTGAAGAAGGCGCAGGAGGAATTGGGCACCGCCCGGTCCCTCCTGACTTCTTTGAACGGTCAGGTGTCCGCGCTCGAAAAGGCGGAACAGAAGCTCGAAGCCGCCAGTGCGAAATACAACGACCTGAAGAACCAGGTCGATGCGGCCGAGAAGCCGACGAAGCGCCTGACGAATTCGATGGAAGCCGCTGGCCGGGCGCAATCGGCCGCCGCTGAATCGGTCGAGCGGATCGGCGCTGAAGTCGCGCAGACCCGCGCACAGATTGAAGGGATCATCGGTCCCGTCACCAACTTCGGCGAGTCCTTCAAGACCATCGCCGACACGTCGCGTGAGATCGCGCGCGGCCTTGCCGTGGCCGGTGCAGCGTCGGACGACTTCAAGGCCAAGCTCGCCGCCCTGGACGCGCAGCAGTCGAAGACCAACGCCGATGCCAGCTTCCAGAAGCAGGGCCAGGACGCCGGGCTCCTGCAATCGCAGATCGACTACATCTCGCAATTCGAGAACCGCGTCGAGCTATTGAACCAGGCCAAGCGCGAGTTGACGCAGCAGAACGCGGCGTTCGATCAGGCGCTCCGCGCGCAGGAGGCGAAGGAGGGCGCGGACAATGTGAACCGCCTCCGCGCCGCTTTCGAGGCGACGGCGGCCGAGCAGCAGCGGATCGAACAGGTCAACGCTTTCCGCACCATCGCGGCAGATGCAAACGCCGCCGCGACCGATGTTTCGCGCTTCGGCACCACGGCCGATACCACGTCGGCGAGCGCCACGCGCCTGGCCGATGCGATCCTGGCGATCACGGCTCCGGCGTCGGCCGCCAACCAGTCTATCGACGGCCTGGAAGAATCGGTCAAGCAGGCCGCGTCGATCCTGGATGGCGAGGGCAACCGCTCGCTTCAGCAATACAACGTGGCGATGGGCGAGCTTGCGGCGGCCAATGCAGCGGCCATGCGGATCGCGAAGGATGTTGACGGCTACCGGACGCAGCAGGAGGCCCTTGCGCGCTCCACGGCGGCCTTCCAGGCGGCGCAGGCGGAAGTCAAGCGGCTCGCGGCGGACCTGGCTACGGCCGACACGCCAACCGACGAGATGGCGAAGGCGTTGTCGCGTGCGGAGGCGGCGCTGGAAGCGGCCGGGCGCGAGATGCAGCGCGACGGCAACCTGGCCGAGCAGATGGGTGGCAAGCTCCGCAAGGCAGGCGTGGATGTCAACGATCTCACCCAGGCCGAGCAGCGGTTGACCCAGGCCGCCAAGGAAGCGGCAGCGGCGCAGAACGAGATCGCGGGCAAGACCGGGGGAGCGTCGACTCCTTTCGGCTTCAGCCTTCAGGACATGCAGAACCTTGGCTACCAGGTCAACGATCTCATCACCCAGGTTGCATCCGGGACCCCGATCACCCAGGCGTTCGCGCAGCAGTTCGGTCAGATTTACCAAATCCCGGCGATGCAGAATCTCATCGCCCGGTTCGCGGTCTTCATCCCCCTCGTCGCGGCGGCAGCGGTTGCGGTCGGCACCCTGGCGGCGGCGATCTCGCGCGCCGGGGATCGCGCGGAAGCCCTGAAGTCGGCCGAAGCCTACATCGCGCGGATCGGCGACGGCGGCGACATCACCGCGCAGCAGATGGCGAACGCCAGTATCGCATTGCAGGACTTCGGCGTCTCGGCCGAAGACGCGATGACGATCCTTCAGAATCTCAACGAAGCCGGGCTTGACCCGCAATACATCGACGCCTTCACCGTGGCGATCAAGAATGCCAGCGACGCGACCGGCGTGGAAATGCCGGAGGCGGCACAACTGCTGACCGACGCGCTCTCCGGCGGCTATGACCAGGTGGTGAAGCTCGACGAGCAATTCAACTTCCTCACGGTGTCGGAGCGCGAGCACATCCGCGCCATGTATGACAGCGGGCAGGAGTCCGAAGCTCGCCGGATCGTCTTCGACCGCTTCTATGCGTCGATGGACGAAGGCGCGTCGAAGATGAATGGGCCGTGGAAGAACGCGGTTGACAATTTCAAGGGTGCCTTCCGCTCCTTCCTGGATTATCTCGGCTCGACGACGGTGGTGAAAGACTTCATCGCCGACGTGAACAACGCCCTGGTCGGCCTCAACTATCTGCTGCTGCGCGCCAGGGGCTTCTCTCATGAGCAAGCGGGCAATGCGGCGGTCAACGGTCAAGGTCGGGCTCCGCAGGCACCACAGCGGCCCCAGGGCGACCCCAGGGGTGGCCGCACCACCGGCCCGACGAAGGAAGGCCAGGACGCCATCGCCGATGCACAGCGGGAGTTGAAGGCCCGCAAGCTGCTGACGCGCGAAGAGCGACTCCGCAATGCCGAGATCGAAGCCCGCCGCAAGGCACCGTCCGGCGCGTCGGATGAAGAGCGTGACCAGTTGGCGGCGCTTGCCCGGCAGAAGGAGTCCAATGCGCTCGCCGAAGAGGGGCGCAAGAAGGGCGCGAGCGCGGCGAAGAAGGCACAGTCCGAGCGGGACAAGGCGGCGCGCGAAGCCGCTGCGCTTCAGAACCGGATCGAGTCGGCGGAGGAATCCCTTCAGTCCGGCCTTGACGGCATGGATGCAAAGGTGGCGAAGGTTGCGACCGGCGGCATCACCGAAGCCCTGGCCAATGCTTCGACCGCCGTGGACAAGCAGTATGACCGGCTCTACCGGAAGCTCGACGACTTCGCCAAGCTGACGCAGGGCAAGGGCACCATCGGTGGGCTCACCATCGACGCCTACCGCGCGCAGCTTGACGCGAACAAGACGATCCTGACGCAGCAGGCGCAGTTGAAGGTCTATGAGGATCAGGTCAACGATGTCCTCAACCAGCGCAAACAGCTTCTCGCCGACATTGAAGAGCGTGCTAACCGTGGTGCTATCACTTCGGCGCAGGCGATCAAAGAATCGTCGGAAGTAACTTCGCGCCTCAACCCGGTCATCCAGCAACTCGCGGGTGCGGCCGGTCAATTCGCCACGTCTATCGCTGGTGCTACGCCCTCGCCCGAGCTTCAGGCGTTCCTCGATAAGATGGAGCGTATCAGCGGGCAGGCGCAGCAGGGTCCGATGCAGTCGGATGTCGCCAAGACCGCCAACACCCGGCTCGGCGCGGAGGAAGCCAAGCTCAACCAAATCATCGCCGAGCGGAACAACCTGATCTCGGCGAACAACACCCTCGTCGAGCTTGGGCTGAAGACCCAGGCCGACGCGCAGCGTGACACGGCGGCAGCTTTCGCCACAAGCCAGCCGATGATTGCCGAGCAAGTGCGGGTCATCCAGCAGACCCTTGATCTCATGCGCCAGCTTGGGGTGATCCAGCCCCAGGTCTATGACGCATGGATCGCGAAGTTGCAGGCCGTGACCGCGCAATCGACCTACACGAATGAGAACGTGCTGAAGCTCAACAACCTGGTGCAGAACCAGTTGCTTCAGGGCGGCATGAATATGTTCGACTCCTTCGCGAAGGGTCTTGCCGGTCTTGCCACCGGCACGATGAGCGTGGGCGACGCATTCAACGGACTGCTTGATACCTTCCTCAACTTCGCGGCCACATTCCTGGCCGAGATCGCGAAGATGATTATCCAGGCGCTCATCCTGAAGGCGATCCAGTCGGCGCTCGGCCTGCCGGGCGGTGGCGGTGGCCTGGGTGGTTTCTTCTTCCATAGCGGCACCGGCCCTGGCGGCGTCGGCGGCGGCTCGTCGCGTCGCACCCGGTCGAGCTTCGACCTTCACCCGTCGATGTTGGCCGCCGTGCCCCGCTATCATGAGGGCACCCAGGGCGCGGGCCTGAAGAACAATGAGATGGTGGCGGTCCTGGAACGCGGCGAGAAGGTCTTGACCGAAGAGCAGCAGCGGGCGGAGGCCAAGCGGGCGGCCGGTTCCGGCGAGTCGGCCACCGGCTTGCGCCAGGTGCTCGCGTTCGGTGATGACCAGGTTGCGGCGGCGATGCAGGGCATGGCAGGAGAGAAGGTGACAGTGACGCATCTTCGTCGTAATGTGCCGCTGATTAAGCAATTGCTGAAGGACTGATATGGAACCGACTCTGCCTGTGTGGAGCATCCGTCCTAACTGGAAGGGTGGCATCCTGGAACGCCTGGAATGGCTGACGGACGTGCTCACGTCGTCGAGCGGGGCCGAGCAGCGCCGGTCACTCCGCGTATCCCCGCGCCGCTCCTTGGAGATCACGATCAACCCGACTCACAATGAGCGGTCCTTCGTCGATCTCCTGCTTCACCGGCAGGGCAGCAGCGATTGGCTCTTCCCCATCTGGTTCGACAAGGCTCGGCTGTCCGCCAGCGCCGACGAGGGCGACGAGCGGATCAACTTCGACAACACCTACCGCGAGCATGGCGTGGGCGGGCTGGCGATCCTCTACAAAGACGCCTGGACCTGGGAAGTGATCTCCATCGGCGGGCAGGATGTCAACGGCCTGGACCTGGACGTGCCGCTCGACGGTGACTGGCCCAAAGGCACGTCGGTCTATCCGCTCCGCCACGCCCGGCTTCAGAACGAGACGGAGCTTCGCGCGCTGTCCTCGCGCGTCGGCGAGTCCGTGCTGCTGTGGACGATGGTGGAGGCGAACGAGTATTTCGCGGTCATGCCCGGCAATCACTTCGAGGGGCGGCCGGTCCTGGTGGACGCGCCGAACCGCTCGTCGGACATCACCGTCAACCACACCCGCCTGTCCGAAGATCGAGACAACACCACCGGCATCCCCTATCGGATCGACCCGGTGGATCGCGCCTTTCAGGTCCAGTCGCATAGCTACATGCGCCACGGCCGACAAGCGCAGTCCGAGTTTCGGTCAATGCTCTACTGGCTTCGCGGTCGGCAGCGGTCGGTCTGGATTCCCTCCTACAATGAGGACTTCGTGACCAGTCGCGCGGCGCTCAACGGGGCGCTGAATCTCGACATCCAGAAGATCGGCATGAGCTATGCGGGCCAGGGCGAGATCATCCCCGGCCGCGACGTGATCCGGGTCAACGGCGTCTCGGCACGAATCACTGACCTGGGAGCCCCGCAGTCGCCCCAGGAAGAGCGATTGAGGATCGGGGCAGGCTTGGGTGCCGCGATCCCTGTGGGCCGCCGTGGGAGCTTCATGGCCCCGGCCAGGCTCAATCAGGATGCCGTCGAGATTCAGCACCACGCCGACACCGATGGCGCGATGGAGTGCTCCGTCACCTGGAAGACCTTCAGCGACACGCGCAACCCCGGCGGCGTGATCTACGTCCCCATCCCGGTCGGCGTGAAGAACATCCTGCCGTGCGGCATCGACTTCGGCGAGCCGCAATATCTCAACGTGGATGCAAAGGCGTTCGGCGGCGCGGGCGGATCGGTCTATGTCAACGCCCTGCCAGACCAATTCCTCTATGTGACCAAGCCCTCCGTCGCGAACGATCCGGGGCTCATGTGGGATGGCTGGTCGGCCTGGAACAATGACGCGGGCATCGGCGGCGGCAACTCCCCGGTCCCCGGTCAGACCTGGACGAATCGCTTCTACGTCTATGGCAAGCTCTACGGCGGCGCGGAAGTGCTGATTTATGACCCATACCAGCACGGCATGTCGAACCTGTTGCAGCCTACGGAGGCCGCCGCCTTCGCTGAAGCTGCCGATCTCATGCCGGTGGTCTTGACCGGCTACACGCAGTATCGGGTCACGTCGCCCTTCGACAACAACCCGAGCGATAACCGTGGCGGTATCTCGCTTATCGCACAGATTGGAACGGTGTGATGTCCTACAACTCGGCAGAAATTTCCAACGAAGACGGTCGGCCGATTGCCCTCTATACGCTGGAATGGGGCAACACCATCTGGCGCTACACGTCGGCGGATCGGGACATCGAATATCCGGTGGGATCGGGCAACCTGTTTCTCGCCAAGGCTGTGTCCGATGGCGGCATGGTGCAGGGCGGATCGTCGGCGAACGACTTCACGGTTGATTGCCCGGCTGACCTACCCATCGTCGGCCTGTTTCGTGGCACGCCTCCAAGCGAGACGATTTGGCTGACGGTGCGCCGCCAGCATTTCGGCGAGCCGGACGCACCGATCTACTGGACGGGCACGGTCAACAACGTCAAGCGCCTCTCCTTGTCGTCGGCGCAGATCATCGGCAAGCCGCTCACCGCCAGCTTCAAGCGCACCGGGCTTCGGCTGTGCTGGACGCGCGAGTGCCCGCACTTCCTCTATGACGCTGGGTGCAAGGTCAACCCGGAAGCGTATCGGGTCAACGTCGTGATCGACTCCATGACCGGCAACACCATCACCCTGGAAGACGATGGCAGCAAGCCGGAGGGATACTTCACCGGGGGATTCATCGCCTGGGAGATCAACGACGACGGCACGATTGAGCGTCGCATGATCGAAAAGCACGCGGGGAACGTCCTGACGGTCTTCGGGATCACCGATGGCCTGGAAGTCGGGCTGACGGTGGCCTGCTATCCTGGGTGCGACCGGCGGCCGATCACATGCAAAGACAAATTCAACAACAACCCCAACTATGGCGGCTTCGACTTCATGCCGGGCGAGACGCCTTTTGGCACCCTGATTTTCTAGGAGGACCACATGCCACTTTTCGCTTGGGCTCTTGTCCTGCTTGTCGCGAGCTACGCGATCACGATGCTGACCATGAAAACGCAGAACCAACAGGCGGCCACGTTGGAGGACTTCGACATCCCCCAGGTGGACGAGGGCACGCCTCATGCGGTTGTGTTCGGCGATGTCTGGCTGGACGGCTGGCAAGTGCTGTGGTTCGGCAACTACCGCACCAGCAAAATCCAGTCGAAGGGCAAGAAGTGATGAGCGAGGAAGTAACTTCCGAACCGCAAGTCTTCATGCGCCACATCCGCATGGCTAAGATTTGCTCGGGTGGCGCTCGCGACTGGTGGAAGCACAACGGCTTGGCCTGGAACGAGTTTCTTGCGGGTGGCATCCCTGGGGAAAAGCTGTTAGAGACAGGCGACCCGTTCGCTAAGCGCGTGGTCGAGATTGCAAGGGCGGAGCGAGATGGGCAGCAGTAAGAAACAGACTATCGGCTATCGCTACTACATGAGCATCCTGTCCGGCTTGTGCCGTGGACCTGTGGATGAATTCGTGGGATGGGAAGCGGCCGACAAGGATGTCTTCACCGGGCAGATCGTCGATCCGATCACGTTCGGCTACATCAATAAGCCAGACCTGTTCGGCGGCGAGAAGAAGGAAGGTGGCATCCAGGGGCCGTTCGCGGTCTGGATGGGCGAGCCGAACCAGGTGCTTCCCGGCGGGCAGAATTACGGCGGCGTCGGCAGCAGCGGCGGCAAGAATGGCATCTTCCGCGCGCTGCTTGGTGGCACCCGCGAATTCTTCCTGCCGTCCGTCAAGGAATCCATCGCGACCGGCACGGTGTCGGAGTTTCGCGGCGTCGTGACGCTGTGGTTCAACGGCCTTGTGTCGTGCATGAATCCCTACATCAAAGAATGGAGCTTCCGCGTTCGCCGCTACCGCAAGGGGTGGTATGGCGGTGTGCCCTGGTATCCCGAGAAGGCGCTGATCTCTTTGGAGAACGGCGCTATCCGGTCGATGAATGGCGCGCACATCATCTATGAGGCTTGCACCAATCCGCAATGGGGCCGGGGCTTGCCCGCCAATCGCCTGGACGAAAGCTCCTTCATCTACGCGGCCAACCAGCTTTGCAATGAGGCATTCGGCCTTTGCCTGGCCTGGTATCGCAAGGAAGACATCGACGTTTTCATCCAGAAGATTTGCGATCTCATCGGAGCGGTGCTCTATACGGATCGCGAGACTGGCCTGATCGTTCTCCGCCTAGTCCGCGATGATTACTTCGTCGATGACCTTCCGCTCTTCACGCCGGACACCGGCTTGCTCGACATCATCGACGATGATTCGGCCACGGCCGATTCGTCCTTCAACGAAGTGATCGGCACCGGCCGCGATCCCGTCACCAATCAAGACTTCCAGATGCGGGCGCAGAACATCGCCGCGTTCCAGTCGCAGCAGGCGGTGGCATCGCTTGACCAGGACTATCGCGGCATCCCCACCAAGACCCTGCTGTCCAGGGTGGTGCTCCGCGATCTCCGCGCCAATGCTGGCGGCCTGAAGAAATACACCGTTGTCCTGGATCGCCGGGGCTGGCGCGTCGCCCCTGGAATGCCCTTCCGCATCTCCGATCCGAAGCGGGGCATCAACAACGTCGTGCTGCGCTCGGGCGAGATCGACGATGGCAACATGCTCAACGGGCAAATCAGCATCAAAGCGATCCAGGATGTCTTCGGGCTCCCGTCCACCAGCTACGTCACGCCCGCGCCTGGCGGCTGGTTCCCGCCGCCTTCGGAGCCGGTGCCTTCGCCGGATCAACGCCTGATCGAAGCGGGCTACCGCGACATCTACCGCATCATGGGTGCTGGTGACGCCGCTGCTGCGCCGCTCGACGCCGCCTATATGGGGCAGCTTGCCGCCGCGCCGAACATGACAAGCTATCAATACGATCTCGCCACCAAGGCGGACGGCGAGGCCGAATTTGTCGTGCGCGCCACCGGCAGCTTCACCGGCTATGCGCGGCTGGATACCGACATCACCGCGACGCAGACTGTGTTCGATGTCGTCGATCCGAACGCGCTGGAATCCGGTGCCATCGGCGACGCCATGTTGATCGGCAATGAGCTTGTCGAGATCGTGGACTTCGACGACGAGACGCTGACCGCGACTGTGAAGCGCGGCGTGGCCGATACCCTGCCTGCCGAGCACGCGGCTGGCACCCGCATGTGGACCTATGACGACGATCTCGTCAACGACACCATCGCCTACACGACGGGCGAGACAGTGCAGTCCAAGGTGCTCACCCGCATCTCATCCGGCGTGCTCGACATGGCCGATGCCGATCCCAACACCCTGGAATTGGTCGGCCGCCAGGCTCGCCCATATCCGCCTGCCGATGTCCGGGTCAATGGCATCTCCATCTATGGGGTGACGGGCGAGAACAGCGAGCCGGTTATCACATGGGCGAGCCGCAACCGCATCACCCAGGCGGATCACCTGGTCGGCTATTTCGAGTCGAGCGTGCTGGGGGAAACGGGGCAGACCTACACCATCCGCGTCTATGATCCCGCCGACGACACGACGCCGCTCCGCACCGTGGAGGGCATCACCGACTTGACGTGGACCTATGATGGCACCATGCAGGCGGAGGACAACCCGCCTTCGACCGTGCGGATGGAGATCGTCAGCGTCAGGGATGAATTGGAATCCTGGCAAGTTGCCAGCTTCCGCGTTATCCTTCGCTCCGGCTGGGGCTACGGCTGGGGTCTGAATTGGGGCGGAGCATGATAGCGGAAGTAACTTCGGAGACAGCAAATGGCAGCGCGTGACCTACCAAATCTCGGCCTTCGGGCTTTCTATGATCTCGGCCAAGACGGCTGGAAGGACGATCAAGACCTGGGGCTGCTGAAGCTCTCCGTCCTGGTGCAGCCCGTCGTGCTCTCCATCGAAGCGGCGGAGCCTGCGACCCCGGCGCTCGGCGACGTGCATCTTCTCGACGAGGCGCACGCCACGCACGCGAATGAGATCATCGTTTGGGATGGCGAGACGGGCGAGGAAGCCTGGGTTTACATCACACCGCATGAGGGCTGGAAGGTCTTCGTGCTCGACGAGGAAGAGGACTATCGCTTCGACGGCGTGGCCTGGGAATCGGTTGCAGCGGCGGTCGGCGTCCCCGAAGCGCCGGAGGATGGCACCGGCTACGTCCGCAAGGATGGAGCCTGGGTGGCGGAAAGCGGAGGCGGCGGTGGCACCGTCACCGAATCGCTGATCGTGGCAGTCGGCGACGAGACAACGGCGATCACGACGGGCGCGGCCAAGGTCACGTTTCGGATGCCCTATGCGTTCACGCTGACGGCGGTGAAGGCAAGCCTCACCACGGCTTCGTCGAGCGGCAACCCTACCGTGGACATCAATGAGGGTGGCGCGACGATCCTTTCAACCAAGCTCTCCATCGACTCGGGCGAGAAGACTTCCGCCACGGCGGCGACCGCTGCCGTCATCTCGGACAGCGCGCTCGCGGATGATGCGGAGATCACCATCGACATCGACGTGGCCGGAACCGGCGCTGCCGGGCTGAAGGTCTATTTGATCGGGCACCAGTGATATGAGCATGATGGTTCAATCCGGCCGATTCGCTTCGGCCGCTCCGGTGATCGGGACGACCCTGTATCCGGCCGGTGTGTTGGGGGCAGGCGCGGCGAACGTGACCTTCAGCAACGGCGACTTGACTGTAACCAAGTCGGCGTCGAACAGCGTCACCCATGTCCGCGCGAAGCACGGCAAAGTCACCGGCAAATGGCGGTTCCAGATGACCGTCGATGTCATGCCCATGTCCGGCGGCGAGATCGGTGTCGGCATTTCGGGACCGTTTGCTATCACATCCTCCTACCTTGGCGCAGATACGCACGGCGTTGACTTCATCAATGACGGACGCTGGGGGACCAACGGGGGCTTCGGGACATCGGGGCTGGGGTCATGGGCCGCTGGTGATGTCATCGACGTTTATGTTGACGCCGACGCCAAGAAAGTATGGTTCGGAAGGAACGGAACGGTTAGCGGCAACCCGACTGCCGGAACCGGCGGCTTCACGATGACCGGGTTGATCCCGGCCTTCTACCCGGAAGCCTACATGCACGGCGGAAACGGCAAAGAGACATTCAATTTTGCGGGTCCCTTCACACACAGCCTTCATCCCACGTTCCTGCCTTGGTCGGCCTCGCGCATCGTGGATAAAACCAACGTCAAGGCGGTGGGCCTTTACATCCGCAGCGTCGGCTACTTCGCCCATTGCATCGGCGAGTTGAAGGCGAGCGCGGCTTCCGGGGGAACCAATATCCTTCTCGGCGGCACCGCTACCGCGCAGGGATCGAGCAGCGGAAATACGCCTGGCAAGGCAATCGACGGGAACGACGCGACTTGGTGGGAATTCCAGGTCAATGGTTCACAGAACCAAGGCCCGGCTTGGTATAATGCTGTCAGCCCCACATCGGGCAACACCGTAAACTACTTGGCAGTCCAAGCCCGCGCCGGTAGTGGTGGCGAGCAGCTTCAAGCGCCCACTCTATTTGACCTTTACTTGAGCGCGGACGGCGTTTCTTACGAGACGCAGATGATCGGTATAGTCTTGTCTGCTTTCCCGCCGCAAACACCGGGACAGATACAGGAGATCGCGATTGCTGACTTCGTATAGAAGTAACTTCGCAGGGGTTGCCAAGCCCCCGGAAAGAGACTAACAGGGCACACTTGACATTTTGCGAATTCCGGGGGCGGCGTTGACGAAGGACCACGACATGCTACTTATCGAGTCGCACCCAGGATGGAAACACTTCGCTGCCCGAGCCCTTGAATGGCTCAACGCCGGTCTGCTGACCGGGTGGGGCGCATATGTGATCCTCCACCCTGGCATGTTCGCCGATCCCCGAGTCGCCGCCTTGTGGTCCGGCCTGCTGGCGATAGCGCCGCAAGAGATTTGGGGGATCGTCGGCTTCGCCACCGGCTTCGCCCGCCTGGCCGCGCTCTACGTCAACGGCAAGCACACCCGAACGCCGATGGTCAGGCTTGTC